CAGCCCCTGGGGGTCGGTAGCATACGAAGCCGCCCCCTAGGCTGGTTGCACCCCCCGCGGCCGCAAGGCCCCGCACCCCGCCAGCAGACCCCCCGGTTGCTGGCGGGGTGTTGCGTTGCTCGGGCAGGGGTGCTACGGTTCTCTTGTAAGCAACCGCGAGAGAGGAACCCGGGATGAACACCAGCGAGCACCTGACCGCCGCCGTGAAGGACTACGTGCTGGCCACCGGCACCGCCGCGTGGGACCCCCGCCACTACGCCGTGGTGGCCAAGGGCACACGGGCGCTGACGGTGCTGTTCGAGGCGGCCGGGGCCCGCGGCCCGGTGGTCGCCGAGGCAGTCGTCCGGGGCTACTTCAAGCTCTCGGCCAACGAGCCGCACCGGCTGCCCGCCCTGGTTGACAGCATCGTGATGCTGCGGCTGGACGACGTCGCCCGAGCGCTGCTGGCCTACGACCGCGACCACGCCTGACCGTCCGCCCGGGGGTTGCAACCGCAGCCCCCGGGCGGTAGGCTGATACCAGCAACCAACCGAGAGGAACACACCGTGAGCAACGACAAGCCGGGCACCGACTGGGCGGCCAAGCAGGCGGCCGCCGGTAGCCAGGCACAGCCCGCGGCCGACCGGCCGCAGCAGGTCGACTACACCTCGGTGCAGCCGGTCAGCGAGAGCGACGTCACGTACGGCCGCCCGGCCGGTGCGGTGGACGAGAGCTGATGTTCGACGTCGTCTGCAAGTGCGGGGCCGCCACGTTCCAGGGCCATCTGGACCGGGGTGGCCCCGGCCACACGTACACCGGGTTCTACTGGGCACCGACCGACGACGGCGCCGCCCACCGGAACGAGCCGAGGGAAGAGAGCGAGGACGAGACGTGAGCGCCGAACCGATCGACTGGGACGGCATCGAGCAGGCCGAAGCACCGGCCGAGGTGATCGCGATGGTGAACATCGCGGCCGCGGCGATGTGCGACGGACGGGCCTACACCGGCATCCTCACCATGAAGCGCACCTCATGGGACTCGATGCCCGAGACGCTGCGCGAGCACGCCGAGGCCAGCGTCCTGGCCGTTGCGGCCAGCAGGGCCAAGAACGCCGGTGCCACCGACCCGGTGACCGTGCTGCTGCCGCCGCTGTTCTACGACATGAAGCTGGGGGACGAGACGTGAGCACCGAACCGATCGACTGGGACCGCATCGTGAAGGGAACCCCGGTCCCCGTGGTCCGGACGGGCGCCGGATACCTCATGCTCGGTCCGGCGCCGGAAGGGCCGCACGACGGCAACGGGCCCCGCAGCACGAAGGTCATCCACGGCACCTTCCGGGTGATCTACCACGGCGACTACGTCCCGGCGGACGAAGTCGCACAGAACCTCATGGGTGTGCTGGACGGGGCATTGGACGACCGGGACGACCTTCGCACGTGGGACTTCCAGGTCCAGCTGGTCGCCGAGATGTTCGGCGACCCCGAGGGCTACGACAGCTGACGAACCGTGAAGGGGCCCCTGCTGCGGCAGGGGCCCCTTAGTCATGTCCGGCCAGGTCAGGGGCTGCGCACGCCCTTGCGCACGGGGTGCGCCAGCCTGGCACGGGAAGGGCCCGCCAGCGGCTTGCTGGCGGGCCCTCGGCGCAGCTGGTGCGCGGTGCGGTGCGCGGCCTGCTATGCCCCCTTCAGGGCCTTCCTCAGCGTCGACTCAGGGACGCCCAGGGCGGCGGCCACGGCCCGCTGGGACGAGTCGGGATTGGCGGCGAGGTACCGCTTCGCCCGGGTGTCCAGAGACTCTTCGCTGCCACCCGTCCAGACGCTGACGGGCAGCCGCCGGACGGCCGCGTCGTCCATCGTCCACGTCCGAATGAGTGCCGATCCGTAACCCTTCCAGTAGCCGTGGCCGCGCATCGCCCGGTCATCGCTGATCTTGTTGGGCTCGTAGTGTGCGCAGTCGTCCAGCGCGGTGCGGGCTTCCTGCTCAGTCGCCACGCGCAGCGAGAACCGGTTCAGGAAGTTGCCCGCCATCATCGAGTCGATGCCGGGCGCCGTGCCGCTCATGGTGGGCTTCTGCGTGGCCAGCCACAGCACCACGCCGCGCGAGCGGCCGAGGCTGCTCAGCTCGCGGTAGCGCTGCAGCCGACCCTTGTCCGCGCTGATCAGGGACAGTACGACCTGGTTCTCGTCCACGAACACGGTCAGCTGCGGGCCGTCCCACACCGAGATGCCGCGGACGGACATGAGCTGCTTGCGCTCGTTCATCTCGGCGTGCGCCGCGTCGATGGCCTGCTCGATCTCTTCGGCTTCGACCGCCACCCGGCACGCGCTGCGCCAGACGTTGGCTTCCTCACCCTTGCCGTCGATCATGATCAGGTCGCCGTTCAGGTGAGCGTGGGCCAGCATCGGCCGGGTGGACCAGGACTTGCCCGTGCCCGAGGCGCCGCAGACGAGAAGCCGCTCATCGAACTGGACGTGCACCGGCTCACCGGTCTCGGTGTTGACGCCGATGCTCATGAGGCCGCCACGGTCGTCCGGCATGACCGACACGTCCCACGGCATGGGGTCGCGGTTGACCTTCGTGTTGTCAAGGAACTTGACTTCCAGCTCGTTGCTCAGGCGGCCGTCCGTGACGACGAACCGGCCGTCGGCGCGCAACGCGCTGCAGACCTTGTCCCACGCGGCGTGTGCCACGTTGCGCGACAGCGCGACGGGCAGGCCGACCGTTGCGACCCAGCCGGTGCGGGTGTAGCGCACGTTGCAGCTGTACAGCTCAACCTGGAAGACGTCCCACACCGCGCGTCGCAGCGAGGTCTCTTCCGGCGTCGCACCCTGCAGCTCGGGCGCAGCGGCCGCCAGGGCGTCGCGCTGCATCTGCTGCAGCCGCATCAGCCCGAGGCTGTCGCGGATGGCCGAGGCCGACTTGACCGCGTCGCCCTTCGCCATCTCGGTCCGGACCTTCGCCTCGGTCAGAGCGACCTTCGCCTTCGACTCGGCGTGCTTCCGGTTCCAGACGAGCTTGAACCCGAGCGTCGCACCGGCCGAGGCCAGCCACGCCATTACCTCGGTCCAGCCGCCACCGGCCGCCGCCGCGGACCAGGCCGCGCCGCCCACCACACCGGCGAGCATGACGGCCAGCCCCTGGCTGCGCCACTTGTTGTTGAGGCCCAGGACACCGAGGCCCATCGAAGCGGCTGACACCAGGCCGCCGGTGACGGCCGGGCCGGTGGCGCCCCACTCGTGTGCGGCGATGTTGGCGCAGCCGGACACCAGGGTCGGAACGGCCACCGTCCAGTAGACCGTCTTGGCCGAGTGGTGCTTGGCCCACCACGGCAGCTTCTCGCGCTCGGGTTCGTGAATGGCCGACTGGACGCGCTGCGTCTGTTCGACCAGCCGGATCATGGCGTTCACGTCCAGCTCGGGCAGCGGGGTGGCGGGGGCCACCGGCCGGGGCTGCCGGGCGAGGTCGTGAGCGTCTGCGAATTCTGACCAGTCGGGATCGTTCCTCTTGCTCGGGTACGGCTCGAATGCCATGGCTTCCGCCTCGGGTAGCGGTTCCTGTGGTTGCCATTCAACTGTACCTCATACCACGGGGTGGTTGCACCACGCCAGCGGGTATGATCATGACATGCGTCACGGTAGAGTGGCTCTTGCCTTCCGCTGTTCCGGCACCGCCCCCGTCCACCGTCCCGGCCGGGGGCGCTGCCATGCCGTCCGCCGGTGGTACCCTGGGCCTGTCCGCCCCGGTCCCGGTGGTGCCTGTCGGGTGGTTGCGTGGCTGAGCCCCCGCGAGACCTGACTCTCGCGGGGGCTCAGCTGCATCCGGTCAGACGGCGCTGATCTTGATCAGCTCGCCCTGGTAGTACTGGCCCTCGGCGCCGCCGTCCCAGCTGACCGAGTAGAGGACGGTGTCCCGGCGCGCCATGCCGTGGCGGTCGGCGCTGTTCGTCCCGCGGCCGCTGCCACGGGTGACGAGCTTCTGCGTCTCTGTCGCGGTGACCGTGCCTGTGTACTCGCCGTACTTGTCAGTGACGCGGTCGCCCAGGGCCAGGGTCTTGGTGGCGTTGCGCATGGTGTGTCCCTTCGTTGTTGCTTCCTGCTGACAGACCTAACGGTACCTGAGTTCAGGGTGCAATGCAACACCCTGCGAGGAACTGGTCCGGGCCGTCCGGCCGGATACCCTGGTGGTCGACGGAAGGGGGCCCCCGTGGCCGACAACATCGCCGATGACCTGGTGGCCCAGGTGAACCTGGAACGGGCCATCCGCATGCGGCGCGACGGTGCGCACTGGCCCGAGGTCGCGAGCGCGTGCGGGTTCGACAGCCCGGCAGCAGCGCTGCGGGCGGTGGGCAACGCCATGGCGGCGGCCACCATGCGGGCCGAGATGACCGCGGACCAGTACCGCGACGAAGCGAACCTGCGCCTCGCCCACCTGTACGGCGAGTCGGTCAAGATGATCACCGAGGAAGCGCCCGCGGTCTACGACCAGGACGGCAACGAGCTGAACGCTGACGACCGCGCTGTCCGGCTGCGCGCCGTGGACGAAGCCCGCCGCCTGGTCGAGTCGATCAACAAGCTGAACGGCGTCGGGGCGCCGAAGGAAGACGACACGGACGCCAGCGGCGGCGGCATCCGCATCATCTTCGAGGACCGGCCGCGTGCGTGACTTCGTCGTCCGCGGCGCAGCCGCGGACCTCATGCGCGACCAGGGAAAGGAAGCGCTGATCGTTGGCAGCGCGGGCACGGGAAAAACCGTGGCCGCGCTGATGAAGCTGCACGCGGACGCCAGCCGGGTGCGCGGTCTGCAAGCGCTGATCGTCCGCCAGACACACGCGTCGCTCACCGCGTCCACCCTGGTCGCCTTCGAGCAGTTCGTGGCCAAGGAAGAGCTCGCGTCCGGGAAGGTCAAGTGGTTCGGCGGCTCGGCCAGCAAGCCCGCGGGCTACCGCTACGCCAACGGCAGCATGATCATGCCGGGTGGCATGGACAACCCCGGCAAGGTCCTGTCCATGTCGCTGGACCGGGTGCTGATCGATGAGGCCAACCAGGTCTCGGTGGTCGCATACGAGACGCTGCTCACCCGTCTGCGCGGCTCGGCCGACACCTACCGCCAGATCGTCTCGGCGTGCAACCCGGACCATCCGAAGCACTGGCTGAAGGAACGGGCCGACTCGCCGGACAACCCGCTGCGGATGTACACCTCTCGGCACGAGGACAACCCGTATCTGTGCGACCGCGACGGCACATGGACGGAAGCGGGCGTCGACTACCTCGGCTTTCTGGACGGGCTCACCGGCGTGCGGCGGATGCGCTACCGCGACGGCCTGTGGGTCGCCGCGGAAGGCATGGTCTACGACACGTGGCGCGACGACGTCAACGTCCTGTCGCGCAGCGAGATGCCGAACCCGGACGACTGCAGGATCATCTGGTCGATCGACTGGGGGTACTCGAACCCCGCCGTCTGGCAGGAATGGCTGGTCGACGGCGATGGCCGCATGTACCTCAACCGCGAGCTGCACCAGACGCAGCAGCTGGTAGAGGACTTCGCCAAGCGGATCAAAGAGCTGACGGGCTACCGGCCGGACGCCATCGTGGCGGACCACGATGCCGAGGACCGGGCCACCTTCACCCGGCATATCGGCATGCCCACGGTGGCCGCCAAGAAGGACGTGTCCCGAGGGGTGCAGATCGTCGCGGCCCGCATGCGAGCGGCGGGCGACGGACGGCCCCGGCTGTTCGTCTGCCGGGACGCCCTCATGGGGCGGGACCTGGTAGCCGACGCACAGAAGCGGCCGCGCGGCTTCCTGGGCGAGGTGACCGGCTACGTCTGGGCGATGGAACGCGGGGCCGACGGCATCCCGCGCGAGCACCCCGCGAAGGTCCACGATCACTCGATGGACGCGGCCCGCTATGCGGCCATGTACCTGGATGCCGACCTTCCAGCCCGTACCCACAACCCCGCAGCGCAGCGGCAGACGGTGCCCAGTACGTCGTCCCGGTGGGGGCGGCCGGTCGGCCGGTGAGGCGGTAAGCTGGCCGGGCAACCAGCGGCCTGAAAGGTGAGCCATGGAAAAGGTGTTCGAGATCCGGACCGAACCGCACGTCGCGGTGGTCGGCCCGCACCGGTTCGAGTTCGAGCCCGAGGCGGTCGGGGGCGAGTTCATCGCCGCATACACGAAGCTGCAGGACCTGCAGATCCGCCTGACCGGTAAGAAGGGCACCAGCAGCAAGCCCGGCAAGGCGGCGGAAGAGATCAACGCCGAGACGCTGGCCGAGCTGGAAGGCTCGATGCGCGAGTTCCTCATCGGCTTCATGCTGCCCGAGTCGGCCGCCGCCTTCGTCAGCGTGCGGCTTCCGCAGCGGGTACTGCTGCAGCTGATCGAGTGGGTCGCCGAGCTGTACGGCGGCGGCTCGGGAAACCCGGACGCCGGTACTGGACCGTCTACCGGCTGACCATGGTCGCGGCCGATAGCTGGGACAGCTGGCTCGGCGAGCTGTCCCTGACCGGCGTCGACCCGCGCGGGTGGGACCTGAACCAGCTGCTCGCCGCATTCGAAGCGACGCTGCGCCGCAACGCGAAGGACGATGCCGAGTGGCGGCGCGTCTCGGCGCAGCTGACGGCCGAGCCGAAGGAAGCCCGCGAGAAGCGGCGCCAGCAGGCCGCCAGCGGGCGCGCGGCCCCGGCCGGTGGCGGGCTGACTGAGGACGCCGCTCAGGCCCTCATGGCCCGCTTCGCAGCCGCGGACGCCATGTATGGATGAACGACGAAGGGACCCCACCGGATAACCGGTGGGGTCCCTTCGCGCTGCGTCAGCTGCAGTCGGGAACGACGGTCCAGGCGGGCTCGCCCAGGTCGCCGTACCCGGCCGCGCGGGCGAGCAGCTTCAGCGCGTCGTCCCACACCTTCGGGACGGCCGCCGTCGGCATGGCCCGCGAGAAGCTGCCGAGGCTCACCTCGCTGTCGACGCCGGGAATGTCGATGATGATGAAGAGCATGTCGCGGTCGTAGTCGCCCGCGGACAGGTGGCTCAGGCCGAAGCTGTTGGTCAGGTGACCGAGCTCGCGGATGACCCCGTCCAGCCGCTCGGCCTCGGCCCAGACGTGGCTGTCCGGGAAGCGGTCGGTCGGAACGTGGACGCCGTAGACGAAGTAGGCGCCGTAGCTGAATCCCATGAGGTCACCGCTTCCCTGCGGGCCGCGCGGGGGCGGCGGGCTTCGGCGCGGCCGGGGCCTTCTTCGTGTCGACCTTCGGTGCGGGGGCGGCGGGCGCCTTGTAGCCCGGCGCGGTGCGGGCCGACTTCGGCACCTTGCTGTCCGGCACGGCGCTGCCCGTGGGCGAGCCGTAGTGGTAGCGGCCGTCCGTCCCGAGGAACATCACCATCACGGTGCTGTCGTCATCGTCGTCACAGCTGGTGCCGCTCGCGCAGCCGGTGAGCAGGGTGGCGGCCAGGGCCAGCCCCGTCAGTCCGGCGATACTCAGACGCTGCATGGTCTCTTCTCTCATGGTCCCGGTTCGTGTGGTTGCGTTGCCACCAGTGTAGCGCAGCAGGGCCGCGACTTCCACACCGCGGCTAGACTGGGCAGGTCCGCTGCGCGCTAGGCCGGGACGCCCACACCACCGGAAGGGGCGACCGTGGCTGATGAGGACCTGGGCGCAGGCTTCGTCACGATCACGCTGGAAGACCGGCCCGCCATCGACGCGGCCGACAAGCTCGCCGAGAAGCTGGCCCGCGCGCTGGACCGGGGCGCCCGCATCGCAGGGCAGCGGATCGAGCGCGCCATCACCCGTGCGATCCGGCAGGTGTCGCCCGCAACGATCGAGATCGAAGCGGACCTGACCGCGTTCGAGATCGCCCTTCGGAAGATCAAGCTTCCCGGCCCGCTTGAGATCGTCGTCATTCCCAAGGTCAACGCGGCGCAGTGGCGGCGGGACATTATCGCCCAGACCGCGGGCATCCAGATCCCCATCCGCGTGGTGCCGGACGTCAGTGGCTTCGACCGCCGCATCCGCGAGATGCGCAACCCCACCATCCGGGCGGACGTGGACGCCAACGTCAACACCGCCCGTCTGAAGTCTGCGCTCGGCGCCCTGTCGTCCGCCTTCGCCACCACCGGCAAGGCACTGACGGGCCTGCTCGGGTTCGGCGCGCTGGGCATCGCGGCCGCGTCCGCCACTACCAGCATCGTCAACCTGACGGCCGCCCTGGCCCCGGCCGCGGGCATCCTGGCCGCGGGCCCCGCCGTGGTGCTCGGGTTCGCGGCTGCCCTCGGCACGCTGAAGCTGGCGTTCTCGGGCGTGGGCGATGCCTTCGGCGCGGCACTGACCGGCGACGCGAAGGCCTTCGAGAAGAGTCTCGACAAGCTGTCGCCGAAGGCCAAGGCGGCGGCCCGTGAGGTGCGCACGCTGAAGCCCGCTTTCACGGACCTGCGCAACAGCGTGCAGGACTCGTTCTTCGCGCCGCTGATCGGCCAGATCAGCGCAACCGCCAAGGCACTCGGCGGCCCGCTGAAGACGGGTCTGTCGAACATCGCAACCCAGTTCGGCACCGCCGCCGCACAGGCACTCGGGTTCCTGCGGACGACCGAGGGTGTGGCCAACATCAGCACCATCCTGAGCGGGACCACGGCCGCACTCAGCGGGCTGGGGGTTGCAGCGCAGGACGTGATCCAGGGGTTCCTTGCCATCGGCGCTGTCGTCTCGAAGGCGTTCGGGTCGCAGCTGTCCAGCGGTATCCAGACCGTGTCCGGCAAGCTCAACGGCTTTCTGGTCGACGCGGCCAACAGCGGCAAGGCCGTGGCGTGGGTGGACACCGCGCTGACCGTGTTCGCCCAGCTGGGCTCGATCATCAGCAACGTCGGCCACATCCTGTTCTCGGTCTTCCAGGCCGGGAACACTGCGGGCGGCGGCCTGCTCAACAACCTGATGGAAATCACGGGCCAGGTCCGGGCCTTCGTAGAGTCGGCCCAGGGGGCTGACGCCCTTCAGCAGATCTTCGGAACGATCGCCACCGTGGCCAAGCAGCTCGGGCCGATCATCGCTGCGGTGGCCACGCAGCTCGGCGGACTCGCGCCGAAGCTGGTTCCGATCTTCACCGCGCTCGGACCGGCGATCGTCTCGGCGGTCAACGCCATCGGCCCGGCGCTGCAGGCACTGGCACCCGCCGTGGCCACGGTCGCGCAGGCCCTGGGACAGGCGATCAACCAGCTGGCGGACAGTGGCGTGCTGACGTCGATCGCCTCGGCCATCGGGTCGATCGCCACGGCCATCGCACCGGTGCTGCCGCTGGCGGCGCAGCTGATCGGCACCCTGGGCGCCGCGCTGACCCCGATCCTGAACGCGCTCGCCCCCGTCCTCGGTACGGTCGTCACCGCGATCGGCGCTCTGGTCGGCGCCATCTCGCCCATCCTGGTGATCGCCGGTCAGCTGATCGCGCAGCTCGGCCCGATCCTGACGCCGATCATCGCCACCCTGGCCCAGACCTTCACCGCCCTGGCACCGGTCGTCCAGACGGTCGGAAACATCCTGTCGTCCGTCCTGGGGCCGATCCTCGGTGTACTGCCCACCCTGCTGCAGCCGATCCTTGACGCGTTCAACGCGCTGGTCGGCGCGCTGCTGCCACCGCTCAATGCACTGCTGCTCGCGCTGCAGCCGTCACTCAGCCAGCTGACGGACGCCATTGTTCAGGTGGCTACCGCCCTCGCACCGGTGCTGGCACAGTTCGGCCTGCTGGCGGCGCAGCTGCTGGACAAGCTGATGCCGCTGATCACCCCGCTGATCGGACTCATCGGCGAGCTGGCCGCCATCCTGGCCGGACGGCTGGCACAGCAGCTGACGACCGTGGTCGTCCCCGCGCTGAACGCGGTGGCGGCTCTGCTGAAGGGTGACTTCTCGGGCGCGTTCCGGTCGATGGGCGAGGTCGTCAAGAACCAGCTGAAGCTGGTGTTCGACCTGTTCACCGAGCTGCCTCTCAAGATCCTTCAGGCGGTGGGGAAGTTCGGCATCCTGCTGGAAGACGCGGGCGTGGACCTGATCCAGGGTCTGATCAACGGCGTCAAGTCGATGGGCGGCGCGCTCGGCGGGGCGATCAAGGACCTGGCGAAGGGGGCCGTCGACGCGGCCAAGTCGTTCCTGGGCATCCACTCGCCGTCGACCGTGTTCGCCACCATCGGCCAGCAGGTCGGCCAGGGCTTCGTCAACGGCATCGACTCGATGGCGGGGGCGAGCGAGATGGCGTCCCGCACGCTGGCGTCCGCCGCGCTGTCGCCGTTCGCCGGGGTTACCTCGCCAACGGTCGGCACGGCCTCTGTAACGGGCGCACAGCAGCTGGCCGCCCAGTCGGCCCAGGGCACCCGCGTGCGGCGCTCAGGGGTGGCTCAGAGCGTCCCGGCCGGTGGCCCCGCCATCGTCAACAACTTCACGATCAATGAGGTGGCGAGCGCCGACGTCACGGCGCAGCGGGTGATCAACCGGATGGTGACCGACGCCGGTGTCTTCCTGCTGGACTGAGGCAGGGCCCTTCCCGCGTTACGTCCCGCGTTTCGCGGGAAGCCCGGGAAGGGCCGTCCTCGCAGGTCAGAGTGGGTGCGGCGCTTCGGCTTCCCGCGTATCCCGACTTTCGGTCCAAGACTCTGAGCTGAGCGGGGTATCAACTGCGTTGACGTGAACACCCCCAGTACGCGCAGTTATGTACCACGCATTGTATTAACCCTATACGGGTCATAGTCTTCCGGCCAAAGTCGGGAAACGCGGGAAGTCGATCTTCACACCAGGGCTGACCTGCGGAAACGGCCGACCCGCGTTTCCCGGGAAACGCGGGACGTAACGCGGGAAGCCGCCGTTCGTACCGCCCTTTGTACCAGGCGGCCGCTGCGCACCCCCGCCCGCCCGCCGCCGGTAAGCTGGACCGCGACAGGAACGACCATCGAAGGGACGGGCATGGAACCCCTGGGCATGACCCTGCTGCTCGGGCTGGCGGCCTACCGGGCCACTCAGTTCGTGGTGTGGGACACCCTGCTGGACGGGCCCCGAGAGCGGCTTGAGCTGTGGCACGCGGCCAAGCACGAAAGCAAGATCCGGACCTTCGTCCGCCAGCTGGTGAGCTGCATCTACTGCATCGGCTTCTGGCTCAGCACGGTCACCGTGCTGGCCTACACCACCGTGACCCACCAGTGGGGCACGACGTCGCCGTGGCTGGTCGCCATCCAGTGCTGGGCCGTGGCCGGTGTGCAGGCTCTGCTGAACCGGTGGGACGACAGCCGTCCCGCCCAGGGCGGGGGCGGCTCGTGAGCGCCATCGAGAAGATCACCGCGGCGGCCACCCGGATCATCACCGGCAAGGGCAAGGGCGGCGGGACCGCCCGTGGCAGCGGCCTGTCGACTGCGGCATGGGACATGTACGACACCGTGCCCGAGGTCGGCACCTATGCCGACTGGGTGAGCAACGCCATGAGCGGCGCCATCCTGTTCGCCGGTGTCCGCGGCGCCGACGGCAACGTCCTGCCGCTGCCCGAGGCGCACCGCGCCAGCGAACTGGTCGCCTCGGTGGCCGGTGGGCCCGAGGGCCAGGGCGTCATGCTGGGCGAGGTCGGCACGCAGCTGTCGGTGGCCGGTGACTTCTGGCAGATCATCGTCCCCGCTGAGTCGGACGACATGGGCGACGACCGCTGGCTGGTGCTGTCGACCGAGGAAGTCTCGGTCCAGCGCGGCAAGCTGAAGGCGGTCATCGACGGCGAGGAAGTCGAGATCCCCGAGTTCGACCCGGACGGCGCGCTGGACCCCGCCGCCCCCGCGTACTTCCGTGTCTGGAAGCCGTCGCCCCGCCGCCACGCTGCGGCCACGTCACCCGTCATCCGGTCGCTGGTGGTGCTGGAAGAGCTGCGGCTTCTCAACGCGGCGGTGGCCGCCATCGCCCGCAGCCGCATCACCGGCCGCGGCATCCTGCTCGTCCCGGCCGGGGCCCGCTTCCCGGTCCAGCCGGGTCAGGACCAGGCCGAAGACAGCCTGCTGGACACGTTCATCGAAGTCGCGTCCACCGCCATCCGCGAGCCCGAGTCCGCGGCGGCCACCGTGCCCATCGTGCTCGAACTTCCGGCCGACGTGATCGGCGACGTGAAGTGGCTGCAGTTCTCTTCCGAGTTCGACGCCATGGCGATCCAGCTGCGGGACGAAGCGATCCGCCGGTTCGCCACCGGCGCCGACGTCCCGGCCGAGATCCTCATGGGCCTCGGGGACGCGTCCCACTGGGGTGCGTGGGCCATCACCGCCGAGGCACTGCGCATGGGCGCCGAGCCCCGCCTCGGTCTGTACTGCGCGGCCCTCACCACGCAGTGGCTGCAGCCCATCCTGGAAGCCGAGGGCGCCGAGGACGCGGCCGATATCCTGGTCTGGTACGACACGAGCGGCCTGCGGTCGTCCAGCAACAAGGGCGCCAGCGCGCTCGAAGCCTACAAGCTCGGGCTGATCAGCGGCCCGGCCGCGCGGCGCGAACTCGGCTTCACCGAGGCCGACGCACCGGGCGTCGGCGAGGCGGTCACCACCGCCGTTAGCGAAGGGACCACGCTGCCCGTGAGCGAGACTCAGGCGCCCCCGGCCGAGCCGGGTACGGCCAACCCCCAGCAGTCCGCGCTGGCATCGTCCAGCGCCGTCCTCGACAGCTTCACGGCGGGGACGGAAGCCGCCCTGGCCGAGGCCGTCGACGGCATGATCTGGTCGGCCCTGGCCGTGGCCGGACGCAAGATGCTGCTGACCCCGATCGTCCCCCGGCCGCACCGGGCCACGGCCCGCCAGATGCTCGCCACGGCGACGCTTCACGAGAAGTACCCGACCCGCCACGATGAGGACGTCGAAGCCTTCCGCCTGCTGGACGACGCGTGGTCCCGCGTGCCCGTGGTGGCCGCCCGCTACGGCGTCGACCCGGTGGCCCTGGCCTCGGCCCTGAACGGGTACGTGACGGCGCTGCTGCGCACCGGCCAGCCGCACGCCTTCGACAACGTGCCCCGGCTGCTGGCGCAGCTGCGGCTGGACTCGGCATGAGCACCCCCGCCGAGCCGCTGACGGACGCCGAGCTGGAAGCGCTGCTCGAACAGCTGGAAGCCGACCTTGTGCCCGTCGTACAGGCGCAGCTGGACGCCACCGGGGACGAGTTCGCCCGGCAGCTGGACGACGCGACCGAGTTGGTTGCGGCGGCCTTCAGCGTCTCGTCCATCCGGGACATGTGGAAGCGGCGCGTCCCGTCCATCCAGCGAGCGCTGCGCGTCATCACCGGCCGGGCGCGGCAGGTGGTCGAAGCGGACGTGGGCGCACCGGTCCCGGCCGACCAGGTGGACGAGCTGCTGAAGCCGTATACCGAGGCCGTCAAGGTCCTGCTCGATGAGGTCGGCGACCGCATGGCCGAGGCCGCCGTGCAGACGCTGTCCGACGGCGTCAACGCGGGCGACTCGCTGGACGAGCTGAAGGCCAGGCTGCTCGAAACCTTCGACCGCACCGGCGTCCAGCTCGGCCCCGTCCGGGCCGAGCGCATCGCGATGACCGAGGCGACGCGGGCGTTCAACGCGGGCGTTCAGGCGGCGGGCGAGGCGGCGGTCAGGGACGGCGAGCACGTGCTCGTCAAGCAGTGGCTGACCCGCAACGATGAGAGGGTCCGCCACGCGCACGCCGAGGCCAACGGCCAGCTGCGCCTGCTGGGCGACCCGTTCGACGTGGGCGGTACCGAGATGCGCTACCCGGGCGATCCGCTGGCCCCTGCCGACCTGACGGTAAACTGCCGGTGCATCATGAAGACCGCGGCGCCACCCCAGGAAAGGACCGCAAGCATGACGGACACCGAGCACACCGGGGCGATGATCGCGCTGGTGCCGAGCGAGGCCGATGCCGCCCGCCTTGCACTGGACGACGGCGAGGTGGCGTCCGAGCTGCACACGACGCTGTACTACCTGGGTGAGGCGGCCGACTGGAACGAGGACGCCAGGGCCGACGTGATCCGCCGGGTGTCCGCCGCCGCCGAGTGGCTCGGCCCCATCCAGGCCCGTGCCTTCGGTGCGGCCCACTGGAACCCCCAGGGCGACAGCCCGGTGTGGGTGTGGAACATCGGCGACAGCATGGACGAGGTGAGCACCAGCCTGCGCTCGGCCTGGCAGGAAGTCACCTGGGCCCTGGAAGACGGACACAGCGACCCGGTGCTTCCTGCCCAGTACTCGCCGTGGGCACCCCACATCGCAGCGGCCTACAGCGCCGACAACCTGTCCGAGCAGCTGGCCGAGCGCTGCGGCCCCGTGACCTACGACCGCATCCGCATCGCCTTCGCTGGCGAGAACCTGGATATCCCGCTCGCGGGCGAACTGGACGCGCCGTACCAGGCCGAGGTGGCGATGCCTGATGCCACTGTCCCGGTGGTCGCTACCTGGTCCACGCCGGGGGACACCGCACTGGCGTTCGAGAACCAGCAGACGGGCGACGGCCGGGTGTTCTCGCCGGGCGCCCTGTACTGGGACGGCGAGGGCCCGTGGCCCCTGATGGCGAACGAGAACTTCGACAGCCACGATGACGCGGCGCTCGCCGGTGCCATCGCCACGATGGGCCGGGACGGGGACCGCATCACCGCGGACGGCGTCCTGTACCTCACGCAGGAACAGGGCTGCGAGGCGGCCATGCTGCTCAACCAGGGTGCGCCGCTCGGCGTCTCGGTCGACCTGGATGACGTGGACATTGAGATGGTCGACGCCACCGACAAGGGTGACGGGAACCCCTCGGGCAACCTGGTCTACCGGGCCCGGCTGCTGCGCGCCTCGGTCCTTCCCTCGCCCGACGGCGGGTTCTTCCTGCGGGGCGAGATGGCCCGGACGATGACCGCCGGTGCCACGTCCACCGTGACCGAGTCGATCCACGTCACCTTCACGGTCGGCCCGGACGGCCGGGTGCCGCGGGCGGCCTTCGACACGGACGACGTCTCGGCGGCGGCGGGCGACCCCGGCACTGGCGGCCAGGTGGTCGACAAGCAGTGCGCCGGTGACTACCTCATGCGCATCACCCGCGGCCGGGTGCGGGGTGCAACGCTTGTCACGATCCCCGCGTACGCCAACGCGCGCATCGTGCTGGACGACGCAACGCTGTTCGCGGCTGCAACGGACGACGTTGCGGCGGCCGGGTGGAACGGCCGCAAGGCTGCAACGACCGCAACGGACTATGACCGCGTGCTGCGCCACGTGCGGCGCAGCAAGGCACCGGCGGGCCCGGCCCGTATCGCGCAGTTCCTGAAGATTCCGATCCGTGCGGTCCAGCGCATCCTGTCGCTGGCCGCGAGTAGGGGTGAAGTTGTGCGACTGACCCGCGGCCTGTACACGGACAGCACGTCCAGTGCCCGTGCCGATCACGTGATGGAAGACGACCGCATCGCGGCCGCCGCCGAACTGGTCGCGTCCGTGACCGGGGCGGTCGACCTTCCGGTTGCCGGGCGCGACGTCCCGTGGGACGGGGACGCGGCGACGGCGCGCGTCTTCGACTGGGCCGACGGTGACACCGACAAGCTGGCGCAGGCCTACGCCTACCGGGACGACGATGCCGACCCGGCCACGAAGGCGGCCTACAAGCTGGGCTACGCGGACGTGGTCGACGGCGAGCTGACCATCATCCCGCGCGGCGTGTTCGCCGCTCAGGCCGCCGCAGAGGGCGCCCGCGGCGGGGTCGACATTCCGGCCGACCAGCTGGACGGCGTGATCAACCGGCTCGCCGAGGTGCGGGCCCACGTGGACGAAGAGACCGGTGGTGAGGACATGGACCGGATGTTGGCCAGCGCGTGGGAAGCGGTCGAGTCGCTGCCCCCGATGCCCGCGGCCTGGTTCCGCGAGCCGACCGCGGCCGAGCTGCCGCCGGGCGGACCGGGCGTCAACTACGAAGGCGGCCGCATCTTCGGGTGGGTGGCTCAGGCCGACGTGCCTCACGCGGGCTACGCCAAGCGGATCGTCATCAACGACCTCGGCAAGATCGACACGACCGAGTTCCTGCGCCAGCGCAAGGTGCTGGACGACGGGACCGTGGTCAAGGTCGGTGCGTTCACGATGAACGCCGGTCACCACCGCGACGGCGCCGAGTGCGAGACCGCCGCGTGCCAGTTCGATGACACCCGGACGGTGGCGGGCATCATCACCGTCGGGATGAACGAGCGCGGCATGTGGTTCTCGGGCGCTGCGGCCCCGTGGCTGAGCGAGTGGGACCGTGAGGTCTTCAACGCGTGCCAGCCCAGCTACCACATGAAGCGGGCCGCCAACGGCCGCTGGAAGCTCGGCGCCGTCCTGTCCGTCCCGGTGCCCGGCCACCCGTCCGCGCTGCTCGCCTCGGCCGTGGTCGACCGCGGCCAGATGGCGCTGACCGCCGCCGCCATGCGGGCCGAGGTGAACGCGGCGATCGCGACCGAGGCGCAGCACCGCCGGGACGAGCACGCCGCGCCCGGCTGGTCCGGCATCGACTACGAGCAGCTGGCCGCCAGCCTGGTCACGGCACTGGACGCGCGCGAGCAGCGCAAGGCCGCCGAGCTGGCCGAGCTGGCCGAGCTGCGTTCCATGGCGGCTACGATGGACACGGACACCACCGAAGGGAAGTGACTACGTGGGTTGCGCCTGTAACAAGGGCCGCAGCGCGGCGGCCGGTGCGGTCGCCGTGAGCGGTACCTACCGCGTGATGGTCGGCCCCCGCCAGGTCTACGAGTCGACCAGCGAGCAGGCCGCCAGCACCGTGGCCGCAAGGTTCGCCGACGCGCGCATCCTGTCCCCCGGCCAGAGCGCTTAGCCACCCCCGACCGACCTGGCCGCCACCAGCGGCGTGCAACGGCTATCATGACCGTGTGCGCCGCTGGCGGTAGGCCGGGTCAGCCCCTTGACGAAAGGACAGGCCGACCCATGGCCGACATGTACGAGCTGCCCGAGGACGTCACGCGTCTGTCGGACGACGCACTCGAAGAGAACCTGGCCGCCGCGGTCCGTGCCTTCAAGGCCGAGTCCGTGACCACCACCGTCACGGCGCAGACGATCCCGAACCTGCGGTCGCTGAAGGCGTCCATCCAGGCCCTGAAGGACGAGCAGGCCGCCCGCATCACCGCGGCCGAGGCCGCCGCCGCCGAGATCGACGCGCTGACCGCAGAGGTGTTCGCCGAGGACACCGAGGCGGCCGAGGCCGAGACGGTCGTGACCGAGGCCGAGACGGTCGTCGCCGAGTCCGAGGTCATCGAGCCGACCGCCGTGGTGACCGCGTCCAGCCGCCGCGCGCTGAACCTGTCCGCCGTCCGCGCGAAGGCCGCCGGTGCCAGCACCGGGCTCGCCCGCTTCCTGCCCGCCGAGTCGGCCGACGGTATCGAGATCGTCGCCTCGGTCGACGTCCCGGGCTACCGCCCCGGCCAGGTGGTCGATCTCGACAACGTGGTGGAAGGTGCGATGCGCCGGGCCATCGGCCTGCGTACCGCGGGCGGCGGCACCGGCATGGTGGCGTCCTACCGCATCCCGTTCCCGGACGACCTGATCGTCAAGGACTCGTCCGGCGTGGCCGAGGGCACCACGGCCATCCTGCGGGCCGCGAACCAGCACCGCCTGCCGCAGGGTGACCTGGTGGCGTCCGGCGGCTGGTGTGCCCCGTCCGAGACCGTGTACGACATTGCCGACGTGGCGTGCCCGGACATGCTCTGGGACGCGCCCGAGGTCCAGCTCAACCGCGGCGGCCTGCGGTTCTTCCGTACCCCCACTCTGGACGTCGCGGCCCTCACCTTCACGTGGACCGAGGCCCAGGACATTGCGGCCGCCACGCAGCCCGCGGGCCCCGAGAAGCCGTGCTTCGTCATCCCCTGCCCGTCCCCCACCGACGTCCGGGCCGAGGCCATCGGCGTCTGCCTCTCGGTCGGCATCCTGACGCAGCGGTTCTTCCCCGAGATGGTGGACTGGTACGTCCGCAACTCGATGGTGGCCCACGAGATCCGGGTCAAGACCGAGATGTACAACCAGGCGCGCAACTCGGCGGCCACTACCGCGGTCACCATGCGGGCGTCCTTCGCCACCTTCAGCGCGGTCTATGAGGCCGTGGCGCTGCAGGCCGCGGACATGATCGAGCGGCACAACCTGTGCGAGTCCACCCAGATCGAGGTCGTGTTCCCGTTCTGGCTGAAGAACGCCATGCTGACGGACCTCGCCCGTCAGCAGGACGTCGACCCGGCCAACCTGACCGTGGCCGATATCCAGGCCGCCTTCAGCAACCTGGGTGTCCGTGTCCAGTTCGCCCGCGGCCTGGCCCCGGCCGTCCCGACCGACATTGGCGGCGCCGTGGCGGCGACCACCTGGCCCGAGACGGTCGAGTTCCTGATCTACCCCGCGGGCAACTTCCAGATCGGCCGCGGTCCCGAGATCAACATCGGCGTGATCATCGACTCTGTCACCGTCGCGACCAACGACGAGAAGATCTTCTCTGAGGAAGCGGTCGTGCTCATCGACCGCATGGGCCTCGCCCGCCGCGTGACGCTCGACATTTGCCCCAACGGCGAGGTCGGCGCCCGCAACACCGTGGACCTGTGCCCGCCGGTCGTCCCGTAAGGGAACCCGCGCCGGGAAGGCCCCGTCCGCTTCGGCGGGCGGGGCCTTCCCCCGTTCCGCCCGATACCATGGGACAGCCACCCCTGGCAGCTCACACACGGAAGGGGCCACCATGCCCAACGTTGGGATGCGGGCACTCGTCCCGCCGATCGCGGGCGACCCGTCGCCCCATGGTCTGCTGGGCGGCTGCGTCGAAGTAGCCACCACGAACGACGTGCACGAGCTGAACGGCACGGACACGCTGCCCGCCAGCTGTGCTCAGGCGCACCCGTGGCAGAGCTGCCCCGACCCGGGGTCCGGCGAGTTCCCGTGGACCAACCCGGTCAGCAAGATCTTCGACCGGCTGGACACGTGCACGTTCGAGCCGCTGACCGCGTACGCCGGGGCCGAGTGCAGCACGGTCGGTATGACGTTCGCCGAGATGGTAGAGCAGGCCGCCGAGCAGCTGCGCCGCGGTGAGCAGCGCGCGCTGGAAGAGTGGTTCATGAGCCGGTGGCTGGCGAACGCCACCCACACGGTCGACGTCACCCCGCTGGCCGGGGCGGTCCACATCGTCAACGGCGTCGGCCTGCTGGAAACGTGGCTCGCCACCGAGTACGGCGGGGCCGGTCTGATCCACGCGCCGATCGGCACGGCCACGCTGCTGTCGCAGAATCGCGTGGTCGGCTTCGGCACGGAAGAGACCTGCCCCGAGACGCTGGCCGGGAACAAGGTCATCCTCGGCGCCGGGTACACCGCGAACCTCGGGCCGTCGACCCCGCCCACCCTGCCGGTCCCGGCCGCCGCGGGTGAGGCGTGGCTCTACATCACCCCGCCCATGCGCATCCGCCGCGACACCCCGCAGGTGGTCCAGTCCAACGACGGCCAGTCGATCAACACCCTGGTCAACGACCGCCGTCTTCTGGCCGAGACGACGTTCGTCCCCGAGGTCGCCTGCTGCAAGGCGGCCGCCGTCCGCGTCACCCTGTCCGCCTGCTGCTGAAAGGCCGGTCAATGGACACCGTGCACATCGAGCCCGGACGAGAGATGCGGCCACACTTCGCTCTCTGGTGCCTGGCGCAGGAACCGCCGATGCAGACCGCATCGGCCACCGGGTTCGACGTCCCGTTGGACCTCTACCCGTCCGTCCCGCCCGAGCTGCTGGCGGGCGCCTACGTCGACGGCTTCCTGTACGGCCGCGAGACCGCCCCGCTGCGCACCCCCGAGGCCGTTACCCCGGCCGTGGTGCCCGAGGCCGCTGAGGCCCCTCTCACGGCCCCGGTGGCGGAACCCCTGCCCCGGCGTCCGCGCAAGCGTGCGGCCAAGAAGGACTCGGCCAGGCCGCCCGTCCTGATCGACTTCAGCTCTGACGAGCTGCTCGGGGCGACGGAATGAGCACCCCGCCCTTCGACCCGCAGCCCTGCTGCGGCGGGACGGCGGGTGCCCAGGACGTCCACATCCTGGGCATCGTCCCCGTGTCGGGAACCGTGTCGGTCAACGAGCCGGTGGCGGTCACGGTCCCGCAGCCGCTGGACGTCAACGTCCTGAACACCGTCAGCGTGGCCGAGCCGCTGGACGTCAACGTCCTCGGCACGGTCCCGGTGAGCGGGAACGTCGGCATCACCGGCCAGCCGGTAGCCGTCAACGGGACGGTGGGCATCAGCGGCACCGTCCCGGTATCCGGCACCGTCGGCATCTCGGGCACCGTTCCGGTGTCCGTCACGGGGCAGCCGATCGGTGTCACGGGAACGGTCAGCGCCAACGTGGTCGGCACCGTCCCGGTGTCCGTCACGGGGCAGCCGATCGCCGTCACGGGAACGGTCACGGCGGCGGCCACCGGGTCGACCACCGCGAACGCGACCTTAACCACCGCCACGGCCGTGGCCGACGGAACCACGGTCGACTACACCTCGGCCCGGTCGGACGCGACGCTGTTCATCCAGGTCAACGGCACGGTCACGTCCGGCGTGGTCGCGCTGCAGGCCAGCCAGGACGGAACCAACTGGGTGCGCATCGCATCGAGCGGCGCGCTCGCCACGGGCGTTAACCAGTTCTTGACGCTGAGCGGCGGGGCGTTCCGCTGGTTCCGCGGCAGCATTACCGAGACCGTCGTAGGCGGTGGCAGTGTGACTGCCACCCTGATGCACGCGTAGGGGGCGGCGGTCATGATCGATATCAACGGGCTGATCGGGTCGTACCCGGTCGTCAACCCCGTCTTCAAGGGCGGGTACGTCTACAGCAACGCACAGGTTCCGGGCGTCGCCACGGCGAACAACTTCCTGTCCCTGGCCAACCCGGTAGGCAGCGGCCGCACCATCACCGTAGCCGGTGTGTTCCTCAGTTCGGTCATCGTGGCGGATATCACCGCGACGGCCGACCCGATGCGCGGGTGGCTGGCCACGGCGATCAGCGGCGGCACGCTTCAGGCCACGTCGGCCATCGGCAAGGTGCGGTCCAGCATGCCGACCCCGGTGGGTGAGATCCGCACCGGCAACCCCACGGCCACGCTCGGCGCGTCCTGGTTCAACTCGCCCCCGCTGCTCGGCGCGTCCAAGACGTCGTCACCCTTCGTGCACCAGGTCCCGGCCACGATCGCGTCCGGGACCATCACCCTGCTGCCCGGTGAGGGCACCGTCCTTCGGACCGAGTCCGGGGACGTCGACCAGCGATGGAACCTGAGCATCGCATGGAATGAGGCCTGATGTTCCCCGGTGGACCCGGTGCGGACCAGATCGTCGGCGCGTCGCGCACGACTTCCGGAACGCTCTACACGCTCGCGGCCGGTACCACGCTGACCGCCAACATCCTGCTCAATGCCACCATCGGCGCAGCCGGTACGTGTGCCCCGACCGTGACCGTCAACGGCACCAACTCGGCCCCGGCCGCCGGGACCGTGATCGCGCGGCTGAACCTGACCGGGCTGAACCTCGCAGCCGCTGCGGACAGCGTCCCGTTCGAGGTGCTGGTCAAGGCACCGCCCGAGAACGCCGTCACGCTGGACTTCACGGCGGGCGCGAACGGGGCCAGCTCGGCGACCATCTCGGGCTGGACCTTCACCTGATCGCACCGCCGCTAGCAGCTGCCGGGCCGGGTATCCTGGCACGGTAGCTGCTGGCGGTAGGCCGGGCATCCGAACCCTTGAGAGGATGCAACGTGTCCTGTGATCTGATCTCGGCACTCGAAGTGGTGCGCGTGACGAAGGTCGACAGCTGCGGCAAGCCGATCGCCGGTGACTCGGCCTTCGTCGCCGAGTGCGTCGCCAGCGTGGCGATGAACGTCAACGTCGACACCCCGGACGACATTCTGTACCGGGCCGCGAACGGCTCGCTGTGCGGCGTCAAGCGCGGGTGCCCCACCCTGCTGGGCTACGACCTGGAATTCGACTTCTACTCGGTCAGCCCGCAGCTGATCGACGTGCTCACCGGGCAGCCCCTGGTGGTCGACAACCTGGGCGAGCCGGTCGGCTGGGACAGCTGCTCGGTGCAGTGCGACAGCGGCTTCGCCCTGGAATTCTGGACCGAGCTCGTCAACAACAACTGCAGCCCGACCGGCGTCAAGCAGTACCTGTACGGCATCCTGCCCTGGGTCTCGAACGCCTACCTGTCGGACCTCACCATCGGTTCCGAGGCCGTGACCTTCCAGCTGCTCGGGTCGACCCGCGCGGGCGGCCAGTGGGGTGTGGGCCCCTACAACGTCGTGCTCACCGGCACGGCGCCGGGCACCCCCGGCCCGATGCTCACGCCGCTCGGCGACACCTGCCACCGGCGCATCCAGATCACGAGCGTGGCGCCGCCCACCGCTGACCCGGACTGCGACTACACCACGGTCGTCATCACCCCGTAAGGGCCGCTTCGACGGGGCCGCGCTGCACCGGCGGCGCGGCCCCGTCGCACACCACCCGCAACCGCGACACGGAAGGAACGCGCTATGCCTCTCGCCTCGGGCCTGTGCTCGCTGGACGGGTGGGAACTCGACCGCACGTGCATGAGCATCCCCGCCGGAACCACAGAAGAGACGATCGAGATGTGGCGGCTGGCAGCGGCCGAGCTGCTGTTCGGCCTGTCCGGCAACCGCTTCGGCCCGTCCTGCCCGGTGACCGTCCGGCCGTGCGCGCGCCGCTGTGTCGACGGGCTGGACTGGTTCGGGCGCTACCTGAACCAGGGGCAGTTCCTCGGCCGGGGCTTCCAGTTCACGGGCCCCTTCGTCCCCTTCATGGCGGGCGGCTCGATGTTCAACGCCTCGCTGTGCGGCTGCTCGGACACCTGCCACTGCGGTCCCGAGCTGTGCCAGGTCTACCTGCCAGGCCCGATCTTCGACGTCGTGTCCGTGGACGTCGACGGCGTGGTGGTCGACCCGCTGACGTACAGCGTCCTTGACGGCCGCTTCCTGGTGCGCAGCTCGGCCACCCCGGACGACGCGGCGGGCGGCACCTGCTGGCCGTCCTGCCAGGACATGAGCCTGCGCCCCGGCCAGCCCAACACCTTCACGATCGTCTACCGCACCGGCATCCCGCTGTCGGCCCTCGGACGGCAGGCCCTGTCCAAGCTGACCGAGCACTACATCCAGGGCTGCAACGGCTGCGGATGCGGTGCCGGGTCGCGGCAGAACGTCACCCGGCTGTCGCGCCAGGGCGTCGACATGGAATTCGAGCCGGTCGCCGAACGGCTGGCCGACGGCCGCACCGGGATCGAGATCGTTGACCAGTGGCTGCACATGGTCAACCCGTCCAAGCTGCCGCAGGCCATGCGGGTTCTGTCCCCGGACGCGCCCCGCCGTCCGCGCGTCTGGTACTCGGGGTCGTGATCCGGTGACTCTCTCTATCCTCGCCATCCACGAAGCGGCCGAAGCGCTGCTCAACTGCGTGTGCCTGTCGCTGGACGCGCTGCCCACCGAGATGGAAGGGCTGGCCGGGTGTCCCTGCCGCACGTGCGTGGTACCCGGCGCCCCGTCGGCCGACGGGTGCGACGGCGGCTGCGACGTCCTTCCGGACGGCGAGTTCCCGGGCCAGCTGACCGTCAACCTGGTGCGTGCCTTCACGAGCGACCGCGGCAGCTTCCCGCGCGAACTGGTGACGCTGCGAGACCGGGTGGACTGTGCGGCCCCTCAGGTGACCGCACTGGACCTGGCAATCACGCTGTGGCGCTGCGCCCCCATCTCGTCCGATCAGGGCTGCCCGCCGCCGTGCGCCGAGCTGACCGCGTCGGCGATGCAGCTGCATGCCGACACGCTGGCCATCCAGCGGGCGGTGCTGTGCTGCTACACGACCACCGACACGGTCAGCCGCCGGGGCCGCCGGTTCGCCCTGGGGGCCACGGTCACGCTCGGTCCGGCGGGCGGCTGCGTGGGCCTTCAGACGCGCGTCACGGTCGCCCTGGACGATGTAGTCGGCCCCATCCCCGTAGCCCCGCCAGTGGCCCCTGCAGGCCCGTGATGCCCGCCATCTCGCACCGGCCCCGGGCGACGGTGGTGATCCGCACCGACGGCATCACCAACATCGCCACCGGCCCGTCCGGCGCGGTGCTGCTGCGCCGCCGGGCGGACGAGGTAGCCCGCCTCGCCCGGCTGTTCTCTGCCACGAACGGCAGCATCCCGCTGGGCATCTACGTGGGACCGATCGAAGGCAAGACGATCAAGGTGATCAGCAGCAACCCCCACACGGTGCTGGTCCACAACGGGTCGCGGGCCCACATCATCCGGCCCCGCAACGCCAAGTACCTGCGGTTCACGGTGGGCGGCCGAGTGGTCTACACGAAGCTGGTCCGCCACCCGGGCTACGCCGGTAACCCGTTCCTGAAGGACGCCCTGATCCTCAGCGCCGGGTGAGGCGCAGCAACGCGAAGAACCCCCGGCCTGGTGGGCCGGGGGTTCTTCGGTGTCTCAGCCCGCCCAGTACTCGCGGGCCTGCGGGGCGTAGTAGCCGTCCGTGTCGGCCAGGCCGTCGGCGATGTAGCGGCCGTAGGCCTGCTCGTCCTCGGCAGTCCAGGCGGCCAGTCGCTGGCCCGCCTTGCGCAGCCACTCGGCGCGGTTCACCGGGTGGGCCGGGTGGGCCAGGTTCAGGCGGCCCTTGCGGCCGTTGCTGCGGGTGAAGACGTAGTCGCCCTCGCCGTGGGCGGCCATGCGCTCGGCCTCGGCCAGCATCTCGGCGCCCTCGGCCCGGACCTTGACGACCGCCTCGGTCAGGTCCGAGTGCTCGATGGTCCCGGCCAGCTCGGCGGCGGCCTGCTCGTCCTGGGCGGCCAGGTACTCGACGGCCCAGCCGTGGGCGGCGGCGATGGTCTCGACCTCGGCGGCCGGTCGGTCGGCGACGGTGCGGCCGCCGATGATCAGCTGCGCAGTCTCGCCGGTGGTGGCGACGAAGACACCCTCGCCGTCGATGATCCACGGGGTGGCCTCGGTGACGGTGCGGGCGCCGGGGGTGTTGAGCGTGATCATTGTCTTGCCTCTCGTTCGTTGCTTCCTGCTGACAGGTAGAACACTACGCCGGTCCGAGAGGTGACGCAACCCCCAGCCAGGAAAACGTCGTACCGACTTTTGTAGCAGCCCCTTCACGTGTCCTGAGATATCCGGGTAAATCGGACATGTGCCTGGTACAAAGGGCTGTACGAACGGCGGCTTCCCGCGTTACGTCCCGCGTTTCCCGGGAAACGCGGAACGGCCGTTTCCGCAGGTCAGCCCTGGTGTGAAGATCGACTTCCCGCGTTTCCCGACTTTGGCCGGAAGACTATGACCCGTATAGGGTTAATACAATGCGTGGTACATAACTGCGCGTACTGGGGGTGTTCACGTCAACGCAGTTGATACCCCGCTCAGCTCAGAGTCTTGGACCGAAAGTCGGGATACGCGGGAAGCCGAAGCGCCGCACCCACTCTGACCTGCGAGGACGGCCCTTCCCGGGCTTCCCGCGAAACGCGGGACGTAACGCGGGAAGCCCGGCGCAGCGGGCGCGGTACCCTGGCCGTGCCCTTCCTGTGGCCAGAGCGGCCGGGGCAACAACGGCGGGTAGCACCTTCCGTGAGCCCTGGCCGCCTCTCTGCCGCCCGAGCAGTACCCCGCCGGTACGATGGGACCAGCCACCGACGAAGGGACGCCAGAGGCATGCTGAAGGACTACGCCGCAGCCAACGGGCTGGAAGTGTGGAACATGGTCCGTCTCTCGGCGTACCTGAAGAACGTCGGCAGCCCCTTCGACACCGGCCCGAACATCTGCAGCTGCGACACGCTGACGCCTACGAACCTCGGTGCGACCGACGCGGACGGCGATCCGGTCTCGGCCTACACCACGCCGGACGACCCGGCGCAGCCAGCGCCCTGGTTCGATGCCGACCTTCCGGTCTCGGCCGAGTTCCTCGGCTTCATGCCGACGTCGGTCAGCGGGACCAACGACAACCCCCGCACGCGGGCCGTGACGAACGCGGTGGGCGGCGGCGGGGTGTTCGGCCCGACCCGCGTCCAGCCGCGGACGATGACCGTGCAGGGCGTCCTGATCGGGACGAGCTGCTGCGGCACCGACTACGGGATGCAGTACCTGAGCGAGGTGCTGTCGGCCTGCGCCGGTGGTGCCTGTGATGGCGACTGCTTCGAGATGTTCGACTGCTGCCCGTCCACCGTCCTCACGCAGCCGCAGCTGGACGCGGCCCACAAGCGGACGTTCCGCCGCACGGCGCTGGTGTCCGGCCCGACCGAGGTCAGCCGCGGGGTGTCCGGCCCGTGTGCCAACGGTGCCTGCTCGGGCGGCGACCTGGTCACGGTCGAATTCGTCCTGGTGGCCGCCACGCCGTGGGCGTGGACCGACCCCACGCCGCTGCTCAGCGTCCCGTTCCCGGCCGCCGGTACGGGCCCGTGCCTCACGTGGTGCTTCCCCAACGCGGACCCCAACGAGTGCATCGTCTGGGACACCTCAGGCGAGGGCACCTGCGCCAGCTACGTGTGGACCACGGTCGGCGGCTACAAGTGCACGGATACCGTGGACGTGGATATCTGCCCCGAGGACGACTGCCTTCACGCGGTGTGCGTCTCGCCCAACGACGCGTGCCAGGACCCTCTGCGCCCGGTCGCCACCCCGCCGCAGCCCACGGCCCCGACGGCGCCCTTCTGCGTGCCGCTCGCGCCCCAGAGTGCCTGTTACACGATCGACCTGACCAACCGGCCGACGTGGTCCACCGACGTCCCTATCATGACGATCTCGGCCGGGGCGGACGAGCTTCGCAACGTCCGGATCACCTTCTACGAGAAGCCGACCGGTACCAGCCAGACCTGCGACCAGATCAAGGAAGCGAACGACTGCTTCCCGGCCAACGACTTCTACATCACCTACATCCCCGCGGGCGGCGCCATCACGATCGACGGCCAGACGGGTCGGGCGACGATCGACTGCAGCGGCGACTGCCGCACCGCGTCGACCGTGTTCAGCACCGCGGACGGCGGGCCGCTCGTGATCAACAACCTTGAGTGCGCCATGTACTGCGTGTGCCTTGAGTCCGACCCGATGTTCCCGCCCGACCCGGCGGCCACCTTCGATCTGTCCATCTCGGGGCAGGGGTACTGAGCATGATCGGTTGCGCCACCCACAACTACACCGTCACGGACCGGGACGGGCACCAGATCGCGTCGTCCGGGCTGCTGACCGCGGTCACCTGGAACCGCGTGCTGAACGACGTCTCGACCGCAGCAGTGATCATCCAGGTGTCGGGCCAGGACTGCTGCGGCGAACTCGGCCTGATCCGCAGCTGGCGCCACAGCCTGAACGTCTACCGGGTCACCCCCACCGGGTCGTCGCTGGTGTGGTCGGGCCCGGTGCTCAATGTGGACTGGTCCTTTGACACGGTGACCGTCAGCGCCGTCGATATCATCGGCCTGCTGGACCGCCGGGTGCCGCACCAGGACTTCGACTTCCAGGGCGTCGATATCACCGGCATCGCGGCCGCCCTGGTGGACGACGGCTTCGCACCGGACGATCCCGGCCATACGACCACCGTGGTTCAGGTGGCGGGCATCGACGGCGGCCGCGTCTACGCCCAGAACATCGGGCAGACCGGCGACCACCTGCGGGACCTGGCGGACACGGGGCTGGACTTCACGGCCGTCGGCAACAACGTCGTGATCATGCCCGACTTCTTCTGCGACGTGGTGGGGCGGCTGTCGGACGATGACCTGCCGCAGGGCCTGACCGTGTCCGAGGACGGCGCCAGCCTGGCCACCCGGACCATCGTGGCCGGGACCGAGGACGGTGACCCGGTGGGCACTGCGGGCGGCACGAACGCCTACTACGGGCTGCTTGAGAAGTACATCGAGCAGCGGAACATCCCGGACCAGGTGAGCGCCGACGCGGCCGCCCAGGGTGCCCTGAGCGCCACCCTGGCGGTGCCCGTCTTCATCGACACGCAGGACATTACCCTGTCCCCCGGCGCGGACGTGGAAGTCGACAGCCTGGTGCCCGGCTGGTGTCTGGACGTGACGAGCGACACCACCTGCCGCACGATCACGCAGCGGCTGAAGATCACCGGGCTGCAGGTGTCCGAGGACGGCGGGACCGAGGCCGACCCCGGACACGAGCGCATCGTGATCCAGGTGGCCGCCCACGGCGACGAACTGGTGGTGACGTGATGGGCCGCAGGACGAGCGCAGCGCGCAGCGTGCCCGGCAACGCCCTGGCCGGTGTGCTGCGCGGCCCGCAGCGCAACGCGCGGGCTGCGACGCGGCGGGTGCTGCCCGCGCAGCAGCCGGATGCGCCCGAGAGCGGGGCCGTTGCACCCGTGGCAACGATGGCCGCAACGGTGCTCGCGTGCGATGCGGACGGCGTTGCGCGGTGGGACTTCCCCGCTGCGTTCCCGTCGCCCCCGGTCGTGACCGCAACGCCTGCGTTCAGCCTGGCGGGCCCGGTCGTCGCGGGCGTCGCAGTGGGCGAGGGCGGCGCCGTCGCGATCCTGAGCCTTGCCGACGGCAGCCCGGCGCCGGAAGGAACCCAGGTGAACCTGATCGCCCTGCTGCCTACCCCTTAGACTGGACCGGGCACCAACCCCCGACCAACCCCGAGAGTGAGGCGGACGCATGGCCCGCGTGTGCGTAGATTCGACGTTCTTCGATATCCTGCCGACCGGCGAGCTGACGTTCAAGCGGACCTCGGTGGGCCTGCAGCAGATCGTGTCCTTCACGACCCCCGGCGCCTTCAACTTCACGAAGGCTTCCTACCCCGGTCTCACCCGCGTCCGCGTCCGGGTGATCGGCGGCGGTGGCGGTGGCGGCGGGTCGATCGGTGTCGCGGCCAACGCCACGTGTTCCGCGGGCGGCGGCGGCGGCGGCTACAGCGAGTCGGTACTCGATGCGTCCTCGCTCGGCGCGTCCGTCGCGGTGACCGTCGGTGCGGCGGGAACCGGTGGCGTCAACCAGACCGCGGGCAACCCGGGCGGCCAGTCCAGCTTCGGCGGCATCGTGGTGGCCAACGGCGGCGGCGGAAGCGCGGCTGCGGCTTCCACCGCGGCGGTCGGCGCGGCCACCGTGGCGGGTGTTGCTGGCGGCACCGTCGGTGTTGGCCAGATCGCCACCCCCGGCGGCGGCTCGGACGCGGCCACGGCCCCCAACGCGAACGCGTCCAACGGCGGCAACGGCGGCAACGCGGGCGGCGGCTACGGCGCCGGTGGCGTCGGCCAGGGCTCGGCGTCCAACGGCACCAACGGCACCGGCTACGGCGGCGGCGGCTCGGGCGTGGCCACCACGTCGGGCCTGGCCAACCGTACGGGCGGTAGCGGCTCGGCCGGTGCGGTCTTCGTAGAGCTCTACTTCTGATCGGGGGCTGACTGATGGCACGCTGCGGTTGCGGCTCTTCCAGCGGCGGTGCGCTGGCCAACGGGACGAACACGATCGTCACCGGCGACGGGTCACCCGGCAACCCGTACCGGGTGGCGGCTCACACCGACTGCGCCGAGGCACGGGCCTGTCTGACCGGTACGTCCGGCGTGAACTTCGTGACGGGAACCGGCGTCATCAGCGCGAAGATCTCGGCCACGCCGGGCAACGCGCTGAGCGTGGTGGGCGACGGCCTGCTCGTCTCGCCGTCGATCAGCACGATCACGACCGGGGCTGGCCTGCTCGGCACCGGCTCGGTCGGCAACCCCGCACGGGCCAACGTCAGCGCGTGGAACTTCCCCAACACCGCGGACACCGACGGCTCACTGATCTACGTCGACAGCACTGGCAAGCTGCGCGGCGAGCCCGGTTACCACAGCCTGGTCTTCCAGAACACGGTGACCCGCAACTACGCCTCGGTGGCCGTCCCGGCCGCCGCCCTGGTCGACGTGGACACCGCCTTCACGATCTCAGTGACGAACACGGACCCTGACCGGACCATGAACCTGGTCAGTTACCGCGAGTTCGACTTCCGCATCAACCTGCCCACCACCGCCACGGCGTGCGCCGGTATGGACGGTGTCGAGACGTGGCGCCTCACCAACACGGGCAGCACCACGATGACGGGTGTGCACGCCATGGCGACCCGCGTGGTCGTCGGCGCCACGCTCGCGCCGGGCGCGACCACCAACGTGTCGATGCAGTCGCAGCTGGGCAGCGGCACGGCGTCCGCGGTGTACACCCAGATCATCATGTCCCACCGCGTCGTGCTCACCCCCGTCTGACCGAGAGGCAACCACCGTGGACGACCCCGTGACCATCTGGTACCGCAGTGCCTCGGGCGCCGTGTCCGAGGCTACCGGCTTCCCGCCGCCCGAGCTGCCCGAGGGCGCCGAGCCGATCAGCCCGGACGAGTACCGCTCGTTCGTCCGGACCCTGGCCAGCGAGCAGGCAGCGGCCGTGGCGGCCGAGGCGGCGGCCGTGGCCCGGCGCAGCGAGATGATGGACGCGGCGCTCGCCCGCTACCTGGCCGACCAGCAGACCACCACCGAAGGACCAGAGTGAAGTTCTCAGCACGACTGGCAGCGGCCCTGGCCGCCGCCGCCTCGGCGGCAGTCATCATCGCCACGCTGCCCGCCAGCGGGGCCGAGGGCAGCCCGGCCCTTCCGCCGGTCGACGCCTCGCAGCACCTGCGCATCATGCCTCTCGGCGACTCGATCACCGCGGGTGTGAACAGCCCGACGGGCGACGGGTACCGGGACGAGCTGTACCAGTTCCTGGTCCCTGTCCAGCAGCTCTACCGCACCGACTACGTGGGGTCGCAGACGTCCGGCACCGGGGCCGACCGCAACCACGAAGGCCACTCGGGGTGGCGCATCGACCAGCTGACGCCCCTTGTACCCGGCTGGATGGCCACCTACCAGCCGGACATTGTGCTGCTGGATATCGGGACCAACGATGCCCGGCAGGGCGCCACGGCGGACGTCATGGCGCAGCGCATGGGCGACCTGCTGGACGCGGTGCTCGCCGCTGCGCCGTCGGTCCGGATCGTCGTGGGCGACCTGGTGCCCAACCGCTACGGGACCTACAGCGACACGGCCTCGGTAGAGCAGCAGCGCTTCAACCGGCTGCTGCCGTCGATCGTCTCAGCGGCCGGGCCGCGGGTCACCCTGGCCCACGTGAGCGCCGCCGTCACATCCGGCCAGCTGACCGACGGCGTGCACCCCGGACAGGTGGGCTACCGCTACATGGCGTGGGTCTGGTGGCGCTGCATGGCGCCGCTGCTGGTCGCAGACGGGGCCACCCGGTGGGGGCTGGACCCCCTGCCGGTCCCGGTCCCCGATGACCGGCTCTGCTCGAACTGACAGATACGCAACGGCCGCCCCTGCACCTGCAGTGGGCGGCCGTTGCTTCTTCACCCATTAGGATGGACGACATGGCACAGGACGAGATGGACGTCAATGGCCCGACCGAAGTACGTCCGGAAACCGACGCTGACGCCTTCGCCGAGGTCTACGGCGCGGTGAAGGAACGGGCCGAGTCGCCCCGGTCCCGCAGGCAGCGACCGGCGGCCAGGCTGGCCGAGCCGGTAGAGCTGCTGGCCGACGTGGCCGAGGACGAGCCGGTCGTCTGGCAGCGGCCCGAGGTGTCGGTGTCCGAGCTGCGCGCCGGTGCCGACCCGGCGGCCGAGGACGTCGTGCGCAAGGCACTCACGCAGTGCGGCTTCCATGAGAAGAGCGACACCTTCCGTGAGGCCTATGCCCGGCTGCAGCGCTACCTGGGCCACGGCCGCCGCCCGTCCGGGGTGCCGGACCTCGGCAGCCTCACCTGGCTGGGGCTGCGCACGCAGTCCTTCACCGCAACCGACTGACCGAAGGGCACCACCACCATGGCAGACCTCTGGCTGCCCGGCGCCACCCGCAAGCCGACCAACAACGGCGGCACGATGGACGGCACCGGCGGCACCCGCGCCGTGCATCACATCACCTGGGACCGCAACGCCTCGGCCACGGCCCCGGCGGACCTGGTCCCCTACGAGAATCTGGCGGCCTACTTCGGCGGGGGCGGCGCGGGCAACGCCCCTCACGTCCTGGCCGACCCGTTCACCGGCCGCTTCACGCAGTTCATTCCGGCGGACCGGTCGGCCCGCGCCCTGGTCAACGCCACCGGCGGGGTGCAGACCAACCGCCACGGCACCGCCTGTGTGCAGATCGAGTGGCTGTTCTTCCCGTACTGCCGGGTCGACGGCAAGGTCTACGCCGAGCTGAAGGACACCCCCGGCAAGGGGCTGCCCGAGATCATGGCGTGGCTGCGCAGCTGGGGCGTCCCGGACGTGTGGCCGATGGGCTCGCCCGACTGGTCCGGCCACCGCGACCCGGACGTGTGGCAGGAACGGTCCGGCCACTACGGCCACAGCCAGGTTCCCGAGAACGACCACACGGACCCCGGCCCGATCTGGAACCTGTTCCAGGCCACCACCGCCCCGGCCGACCGGCGGCGGCTCGATGAGGAAGTTCGGTAACCACCATGGCTCTTGTGATCGGCGAGATCCCCCAGGGATTCGACAGCCCCTCGGACGCGGTGCTGATCCCGCTGCCCCCGCAGAATGGCGGGGCCCTCGGGTGGGGACAGGTCTATCTGTCCTTCGGCGCCGACTTCCACAGCGCCCGCCTGCGGGTCGCCGTGTGGAACGACCCCGGCAAGTACTGGCGGGTCAACAACGTGGACGTGCTGCAGAACGGCGGCCGCGTGAACGTCGCCATCCAGGACGGCGACTCGAAGGTGTCCGTGGTCCGTCTCAAGCTGGACGCCTCGGACCCCGGCAACCAGCCTGTCGGCTGGATGCTCGAAACCTCGCTCAAGGCCTGACACCTCGGGCGCGGCGGCGGAAGGCAACCCCCGTCCCACACCAGAGAGGCATCACCGTGAAGTACCTGAAGTCGCTGGCCGAGCTGGCCGCCCTGACCTACGCGGTCAGCCTGCTCGGGCTGCTCACCGCTAACGGGTTCGACGTGACCGACCTGGCCGCCGTCAAGGCCGCCTCGGTCGCGGCGTTCCCGGCCGTGCTGGCCGTCCTGTACGGCGCCGCCGTGAAGGCACTCGGCAACCGCAACAGCGCGCTGGCCGTCGACACCCGTGACGACCTGGGCGAGTGACATGCGGGGCCGCGCAGCCACGGGGGGCTGTCATGGCTGACGACGTGACCAACGTCGCGGCCGCACTCGCGACCCTGCGAGGGGAAATGGCCGCCGGATTCGAGAGGCTGGATGGGAAGCTCAATCTCATCAGCCAGGCTCAGGCGACCGTGGCAAAGGATATCGACGCCGTGAGCGCACGCGTCACGACCCTGGAAGGGCGCGTGACGGCTCTGGAAGAACGGCGCTGGCCTCTCGGGCCAGTGGCCGCTGTCTCGGGCGTTGTGAGTGCCATTGCGGCGGTCGCCATGTACATCATCGCCAAGTGACCGCACGACGAACTGGAAGGGCCCCTGCCGGATGAGTCGGCAGGGGCCCTTCCGCGTGGGGGTCACACCCGGAACAACCGGGCACAGGCCGAGCAGCGCATGAGGTACAGGCCGTATTCCCACGCTGGCACCAGCGGGTGGTCGATCCTCTCGGCCCCGCAGTCGACGTAGCCGGGTCGGGGCGTCGGCTCGAACCCGAGCGCGCGGGCCGCCCGCCAGATCAGCCGCTGCGAGGCGTCCGGCACCCAGTGGGCCAGCTCGGCGCTGATGACTTCGCGCATGATCTCGGTCAGCTGCTTGACGTCCAGGTCCTCGCCCGTGACGACCAGCGCGGTACCGCCCTTGCCGATCTGCTGGACCTTGCCGAGGGCGGCCTCATCGTCCGGCGTGTAGCCGTCGCGGCCGAGCACCATGTCCTGCATCACCTCGCCCGTGTGGCAGAGGAAGTCGCGGTCCCGGTAGCCGATGTGCAGCACGGTCAGTTCCCTTCGGTAGTGGTGTCGTAGTCTTCGATCGCGTGGTGCGCAGCGTGGGCCGCGACCAGGCAGCGCATCCGGTTCTTCGGCCCGAGGTGCACTGACAGAAGCAAGCCCATCTGCTGCGCCAGCAGGTCGATGCGGTGCGGTCGCTCGAACCCGAGACAGGCAAGATCAGGACAGCCGGTGCAGTGTTCGCAGCTGCACACGTCGCGGTCGTGCTTGTCGAATGGCCCACTGCAGTACTCACAGAGGCAGCGCTCACAACGATCAGTGTCCATGGTCACACCCGCCGCGGGGTGGGGCAGCAGACACCGCTGTGGCCTCGGGCCAGCATGCACGGGACGCGGTCGGCGGACCGGGTGCCGTCACCCCTCGGGGTCAGAATGCCGTGCGGGCAGCGGTCGCAGCTGCGCCCCAGGTAGGTGCCGAGGCACCACCGGCGGTGGCACCCGTGGCAGTTGTCGTCAATGCAGCCGTGGCAGTCTGCGCAGACGGCGTGCGCCAGGTGGACGCCGTTCACGTAGTCGGTGGTGGCCATCAGTCCGTCCCGGTGATCTCGTCGTGGGTGATGTAGCCGTAGGCGATGGTGAGTGCCACGGCGTGGGCGATGGTCGACGCGCCGAGCATCAGCTTGATCTTCCGCTGCGTGTCGTAGACGCTGAACTTCGTCGTACCGCGAAGCTCGGCGCTCTGCTCGGCGGTCAGTCCGCGGGCCGCATCCAGGATGATCAGCCGCTCGCGTTCGTACATGGCCCGCGACCTGCCGCCACGGCTCTTGTTGCCGATGCTCACCGGACACCCCGCTGGCGGCGCGTGGAAGCGATGGCGGTCAGGTAGGCCGACACGGCCAGGTCGGCGCTGCGGTCCCCGCAGTACTGCCGCCACAGCGGGTAGGTGTCGTGCCCGTCCATCTCGGCGTCCCGGACGTGGCAGAAGACCGTCATGTAGAACGCGCGGTCGTTGCCCTGCAGCCGCAGCTTGCGGCAGACGTTGGCGGCCAGGTCCAGCGAGTGCGGGCGAGGCGCGTGGTAGGGCGGCGGGGTGATCATACCGGCTTCAGTCCCCTCTTGCGGTCGCGGGCGCGGTCCGTCTTGCACCCGGTGCAGTACAGCTTCAGGTCCGGCTGGACGCGGCCGACGGTGTGCCAGTCCCGGCCGCACCGCGGGCACTCGTCCCACCGGTAGTAGAGACCTTCCAGACGGCGCATCTGCAGCAGCAGGTCGCGGCGGCCGAGGTCATCCATGATGTGGCTGGCGGTCAGGCAGTGCAGCGTGGCGCAGTCGGCCTTCACCATGCCCTCGGGCGCCCGGCCGCGGTGCTGCTCGAATACGAGCCTGCTGACCGCCAGGTACCGGCCGCCGTTGCGGATGGTCGGAATGCCGTTGTTGTCGACAGGCCCCTTCCACACGGTGCAGCCGTTGATCAGGGTGACGGCGTGCTCGGCCAGCGACTCGGCCGCGGTGCGGGCGTTGGTGAAGCTGGGCAGCCCCTCGGCCCGGCGGACGCGGGCCACCGTCTTGCGGTGGACCCCGAACATCAGGCCGACGGCGGGGTCCGAGAATCCCTCGCGCAGACGCTGCGCGATGGCATCGTGCTGCGGGTGCCGGTAGCTTCCGTTGGTGTTGTTCATGGTTGCAATCCTAGCGTGGAAGGGACCGCCACGCAAGATGTAGCGCGGCGGTCCCGGCCGGTCAGAGGGCGTCGGACCTGGGCACGATGGACATGGTCGTCTTCGGCTTGACGTCCCACGGCTGGCGGGCGACCGGTGCAGCTGCGCTGCTCTCGGCTGCCTCGCGCGCGCGGGCCCGCGACTCGCGGCGCTTCAGCTGCCGCCGCTCTTCCGGGGTCAGGCCACCCCAGATGCCGTGACTCTCGCCCGTCTCAAGGGCGCGGTCCAAGCACGGGTCGACCACCGGGCAGCGACGGCACGCGGCCTTCGCCAGCTCGATGCCGATCGTGTTCGTCGGATCGGGGAACATCATGTGCTGCGAGTCGGGCTCACCGCAGACGGCGCGGTCCACCCACGCGAACGCGTCGAAGGTGCTCGTGTTCTCTGGTGTCGGATCGGTCACGGGGTGTGCCCTTTCGCTAACCGGCCGGGCGGCCGAGTCGGGTGGTCGGAAGGGGCCCGGCCCCGGTTGTCCGCCGGGCCCCCGCTGGTGTCAGACGCCGAGCAGGGCGGCGCGGGCGGCCTTGCACTCGGCCTTGCGCGGGTTGTAGTCAGCGGCGATGCGGGCGATCTGAGGGGCGGTGTAGCGGTAGTTCTTCCCCACCTGGTCGGGGGTCACGTAGCAGGTGCGGACCTGCACGCGGCCCAGGTCGCCCGACTCGCGCAGCGGCTTCGCGGCCTTGCGCAGCGCCGCCGTCACGGTCTTGCGGGTGGTGGCGTCCTTCGTGACCGCGGCAACCGCTGTGCTCAGCGAGCGCTTGCGGTTGCCGCGGCGGCGCTCGCGGATCAGCTCGGCGGCCTTGTGGTTGCTGCGCTTCATGGTGTGTCCCCTGTCTCTGCTGCTGCTGCGTCTTGCTGACAGGAACAACTCTACATCTTGCGTAGCGGGAATGCAACAGGGGCCCAGCAGGAATCTGCCGGGCCCCTGTTACCGCAGGTCAGAGGTCGCGTGACGCGCGCAGCACGTTCGCCCACTCGTGCTCGCTGAGGTCCACCCAGGTGGCCCCGGTGACCGTCTCGGCCAGGGCCTCGGTGCGGGCGTCCGTGGCGCCGAGGACGTAGGCCAGGTGCAGCCGGGCCGAGGCGTTCAGGCAGTGCACCCGGAAGGACCAGAGGCTGCGCCCCGGCGTGTACTCGGCCACGTAGGCGGGGACGTTGAACGGGCTGCCGCTGCGCCCCGTGGTGATGCTCGCCAGAGCCTTCAGGTTGGGGTGCTGCAGGTTGGCGGGCAGACGGCCGCCAGCGGCCTTGTAGTCGACCAGCAGCGCCAGCCGGTCGTCCCGGTCGACCACTGCGAAGTCGACGTCCAGGCACGGCACCCTGAGCCGGAACGGGACCGACACCTCGGGTTCCCAGTCGCGCCGCCGGATGCTGACAGCCTGTCCCGGCCACTTCTCGTCCAGCCCGTCGAAGGCGTCCGCCGAGCTGCCGCTGAGGGTCGTGTTCCACGTCACGCCGTAGGGCCTCAGGTCCGGCAGCTCGCGGCCGCGCATCTCGTAGAGCAGCTCGGCGAACCCGAACTCGGACACCCGCAGCCAGCCCGAGCGTCCCACCAGGACGCGGGCCGACTCGTTGTGGGGGTACACCTCGAAGGACCAGTCAGACCGGTCGTAGCGGGCCGTGAGGAACGGCAGCCGGTCCATCGCGGCCGAGTCGCCCAGCGCACCGAACGCGCGATAGGCCGAGGCCACGTCCGGGCCCGAAGGCTTCGGCATGCCGAGCGGCAGGTAGCTGACCACACCGACGGCCCGGCCCTTGTCGTACTCGATCATCGGCAGGACCATGCCGGGTGCCGGGGCCTGGAAGCCGTAGTTCAGGTGGCGCTGTGCGAGCAGCGAGTCACGCCAGCCGGTGTCGGTGCGGCGGGCCATCAGACGCCCGCCTTCGCTGCGGTCTGGACGCGCAGCGCCGTGAGGCACACCTTGCGCCAGAGGACGTTGGCCTGGAAGCACAGCGTGGGCTGGCAGTCGCGGCACTCGTCAAGGTGCTGCTCGAACTGGTTGCGAAGGGCGGCCACGTCGGGATTGGCGGCCATGGTGGTGTCAAGCGGGATGCCGAACACGGTGGGTCCTCTCTGCTGCTGCTGCTGTGGGTAGTGCTTCGAGAGCCCCCGGCAGGATTCGAACCTGCGGCTGTCCGCTTACGATGCGGTTGCTCTGGCCGGACTGAGCTACGGGGGCGGAAGCGGACGGCCCGCGCTGCCTACTATCAGCGCGGGCCGTCCGACGGGGCCGTGGCCCCTGGCCGGTCAGACCGCGAACGGGTCCTCGGCCTTCGTGAGCGGCGCCGCGGCCGAGATCACGCGGCCCGCCAGGTAGTCACGCGCCAGCTGCTTGTCCTCGTCGCTCGGCGCGGTCAGGATGTACGGGGCGTTCTGGCCCTTCTTGGCCTCGCCCTTGTCGATGCGGCCGAGCAGCTTCTTCTGGCCCGCGATCTTCCGCTTCAGCTGGCCGATCAGCGACCCCTGGAAGATCATCACGTCGGTGTACTCGGCCGGGCCGCCCTCGGCGGTGATGACCACCAGGTCGGTCAGGACGGCGTCCTTCGTGCCGAAGTCGGTCTGCACTTCCTCGACGTGCTCGGTCGGGCTGAACAGGACCAGGTCACCCAGCAGATCCTTCACGGCCACGTAGGCACCGGCGCTGTCGAACTCGTCACGCTGCGACATGTTGCTGTCTCGCTCTCTGCTGCTGATTCGCGGTCGGGGCGGCTGCCCTTTCCGATGCCTCTATCATCCCTGATATGGGGGCCCGTGTCAACTGTTGACCAGGTGACACGGGCCCCGTCCACCAGCCTATCGCGGGTGGCCAGCGGCCCGCCGCGCCTCGCCCAGCTTCCAGCTGAGGAAGGCGACGATCATGCTGCCGCCGAACCCCCAAGAGTAGGGGTCGCCCTTCTTACCGGGCGTCTCGTGACAGGCCGCGTCCGCCCTGGCCGCCTTGTTGCGCACCTCACGCAGCACCCGGATGCGCTCGTCCAGCCGGACGGCGTCCTCGCTGCGCAGCTGCTCGCGCTTCTCGTTCAGGGCCGCTTCCCACTCGGGGGTGCGCAGCCGGGCGGTCCACGCCTGAGCACGCAGCGCCCCGACCGCTTCCAGGTCCGTGGCCTCGGCGAGGCAGCGGAACCAGATCTTCTGCATCTCGGGGATCATGACAGCACCTCGGGCTTCTCGGGGCGGGTGATGCCCATGTAATCCCGCTGGACGACCACCAGGCGGCCGAGCAGGCCGACGGCCTGGTGAATGTCCCCGCCGTCGTCGCGACAGCGGCTGACCGCCCGCCGCGCCTCACGCAGGGTCTTCAGCCGCTCGTCGTCCCGGACGGCTTCGGCGTACCGGTCCAGCAGCTCGGCGTATCCGGCGTGGTGCTGGTCGGCGCAGGACAGTTCCAGCCGCGCGTCCTCGGGGCTCACGACGGCACCCCCGTCCGCAGCTCGGCCGAGACCAGCCGGGCCTGCTGTGCGAGCCGCTCGTTCCACTGGCCGAAGGACTTGGCGCGCTGCGCCACGGCCACGAGTTCGTCGTGCGAGTAGGCCGCGTTCAGCGCTTCGATCCAGTGCGCGTCCAGCTCGGCCGCGGTCGGCAGGAAGCTGGCGCCGTCGAACGGGCGAGCCACGTGCTTGGCCTTGATCTTCCGGGCGTCCCGGACGGCCAGGTTGGTGGCGTTGATCACCCGCCCCAGGGCGAGGTCGACCGTGTACACCGTGACTTCGTCGCGGGTCGACGGCAGGTGGACCACGATGCCGAAGTCCGTGCGGACCTTGACGCCGGTGGCGTAGCGCTGGCCGTCGAAGATGCCGACGCTGTTGATGCCGTCGACGTAACAGTCCAGCTGCGCAGCGATGGACGGGAAGGACAGGTCCAGACTGTCGCCGGTCTTCAGGTCGCCGATGACAGCCGAGCCGTCCCGCAGGCCGAACAGCCGGTCAAACTTCCCGGCCACCTGGTAGTGCGCCGAGGCCGTCACGCGCTCGATCATGTCCGGCAGCACGGTCAGGCCGTTGACGGCCAGGGCATCCAGGTACTGGCGCACCCGGTACCGGTGCCGCTCGGGGGCGCGGTTCAGGTCCCCGCCCGCGTAGTCGGCGGCCTCGGTGGACGCGTGAAGGGCGGTGCCCTCGTCCGCCATGCGGTAGGCGTCGGCCGCTTCCTGCGCCTTCGTAGAGATCGTGTTCAGCCGTTCCTTGTCGGCCTTCACGTCCGAGGCGGCCAGGTCGGCCATCAGGGTCGGGCGCGTCTGCGACAGGATCGCCACGCCCTTCAGGACGTTGCGCTGCTTCCACAGTTCCAGGTGGTAGGTGTCGTCCGTCAGCTTGACGAAGTTGGTCACGCGCTGCCAGCTGGCGGTCTTGCCCGTGTCCGGGTTCGGCAGGTAGTACCGGCCGCGCCGGGCGTCCGGCCGGGCCGGGTCGTTGCGCGGCTTGCTGCCGTTGGCCTCGCTGTCGCCGACGGCGTCGAACTCGTCCGGCGTGTCGAACTGATCACTCATGCTGCTGCCTCTCGTCCGCGGCTCAGGCATGCGAGCCGCTATCGTGTGCTGCTGTTGCCATTGTAGCCTAGACCTATGACAGAGTCTAGGTTCATGTCCCGCCAGGAAGCCGCGCTGCGGCTCGGCGTGCCGCTGGCCGTGGTGGACCGGATGATCGCCTGCGGCCTGCTGGACCGCTACCGCATCCGGGGCGTGTACATCCGCGTGCCGACGGGGCAGGTGGCCGAGCTGGCCAGCCTGCCCCGTAAGTACCTGCTGCGCTGCTAGGCCTTGGCGGCCTCTGACGGGGCATCTGCCGCCGTCTCGTCCGTCTCGCCGAGCCGGACGAGAGCCAGGGCGTCAGCGGCGGTCAGAAGGTCCAGCACGCCGTTCTTCCTGATGGCCATGAGGTCTTCCTCGGCCACCCGCCGGATGCTCGTCACGGCCAGGTTGTAGAGCGCGGACAGGTGGCCCATCGCCGTGCGGACGTGGTCGCTGGCGTACAGGCTCAGCGGGCCCGCGATCTCACGCAGCAGATCGGTCGCGGTGGTCCGCAGGTACTCGACCACTTCGGCCAGGTGCTTGCACAGGGCGCCGTCCGGCGCCAGGTCGATGCGGGCAATGTCCTGCCGGGGCTGCAGCAGCGAACCAACGGTGGGCGCCGCGAGCAACGACAGGGCGAGCGCTTCCAGCTGCTGGACCGCCTCACCGTAGTGCGCCCGGTCGTTGGCACCCTTTTCACGGTGCGTCGTGATCATGGCGTCCGCGGCGAGCAGCTCGTTCCGCAGCCCCTGGGTCACAGGGCAGATCAGTTCCGGCATGTCATGTCCCCTCATGATTGGTTGCAACACAAGCATGGCAGAGGGGCGGATGGCCGTCAAGCCACCCGCCCCTCTGGGCTACGCCGCTTCGTACTCGGCACCGTACGTTCCGGCCCACGTGCGGGACACCCGGCTGCAGCCGAAGGTGATGGCGACGCCCTTCAGGTCGAAGGCCATCGAGTCGCTGATGGCCTGCGCCTTGCGCTGCGCCTCGGCCTCGGACTCGGCCGCGATGCTGACCACGATCTCATCGTGGATCACCGCACGGACCTTGCGCCGGATCTCGGGCGCCAGCTTCAAGATCGCCTCGGCCATCACGTCGCGGGTGCCGCCCTGGCCGATCAGAGCGGTCGCCTGCGTGTAGGCCCGGTTCCTCTCGACCCGCACCGGCCGCCCGGCCCAGGTGTGCAGGATGCGGAAGCTGTCGTTCGCGGGCACGGGCTCATCGAAGCCGACAGCACCGGCGGCCTGCCGCGTCTCGTCCTTCCACTCGGCCAAGCGGCGGAAGGCATTCGTCATGCCGCTGATGAACCCCTGCGCCACGGTCACGTCCACGCCGTGCTGACGCGCCATGCCGTTGGCACCGAGGCCGTAAGAGAACCCGTGGCCGAAGACCTTGGCCTGGTCACGCAGGACGCAGTGACACTTGTCCTTGACCCCGCATCCGTGGTCGAAGTGCTCGTCCAGCCGGTGGCAGTCGGCACCGTGCTTGGCCATGTCCGGCCAGACCCGGAACGCGACCTCGCTGTGAAGGTCCATGCCGGGTGCGAACAACTTCATGTACTCGGGGTCCTGGCACTCGGCCGCCACGACGCGGGCGTCGACCTGGTCGGCATCGATCGCCACCAGCCACTCGCCTTCGTCGGCCAGGCCCATGGCCCTCTCGCGCGCCTTGCCGCCGCGCTTGCCGAGCACGGTCAGGCCGGGGTCCTTCATCGACCACCGGCCGCTGGCCTGGTCCGGCCCGATGTACGGGTGGACGCGGTCGCCGACCAGGTGGTTGAGCACGGTGCCGTAGACGGTGCGCTCGCCGTTCATCGCCAGGATGGTGCGGCACAGCTCGGCGGCTTCCTCGTTGCGCCCGGTGAAGACGTCGATCATGCCGGTGAGCGTGTCCTTGGCGGTCGACAGCGACCCGTCCTTGTTCATGGGCCAGTTGGCATCGAGCGCTTCCTCACGGATACCGCTGGCGAGGATCGCCCGCCGGAAGGCCGCCTTGCCGGGGTTGGTGGTGTGCGGCTTCTTACCGTCCAGCGGCATGCCGAACCGCTCGTGCATCATCTGCTTGGACGCTTCCAGCCGGGCCTGTCCCTCGGCCCACCGCGCCATCGTCAGGTCCGTGTCGATGCGCATTCCTTCCAGGGTGATGCGCGCCATGGCCGCAGCCACGTAGTGCTCGCGCCGCAGGTAGCGCTGGCTGTCCACGTCCTCACGGGCGAGGGCCCGTCGCTGCGCCCGGAACACCGCGCCCTGGGCCGTGACGTCCGCGGCCAGGTAGCCCACGTAGTCTGGATCGTCCTGAGGAATCTGGTCGTAGCCGCCGTAGGCATCCTTCAGCAGGGCCAGCATGCCGAAGCTGGTGGTGCTGCCAGGCTTCATGCGGTCCGCGTACTTGTCGCCCCGCAGGCGGCGGTACAGCTCGCGCTTCCCCTCGAAGTCGACGTGCGACTTACCGGCCGCGCCGTAGCGCAGGGCAACGCTGTCCAGCGAGTAGTAGCCGTTCGGCTGCGCGCCCTTGGCGGCCACGGGGTCGAGATGCTTCTCGACCACCAGCGTGTCGAAGGTCTTCACCGCGGCGGCCTCATAGTCCAGACCGTGCCAGCGGGCCAGCGCCATGAGGTCGAAGTTCAGGCCGTTGTGCGCGGTGACCGCGTCGGCCGCCTTGATGGCGGCGGCCAGTTCCTCGGCGTCGGTGCCGGTGACCACGGGGCCGATAGGGAACCCGTTCGCGTCCAGCCACTGCCAGCCGCAGAGGCGGACGAAGCCGGGGCCGTAGCCGTGCAGCCGATCGGCGTCGGCCGTCTCGATATCGAAGGCCAGGGTCTTCATCGTGTTCCTTCCGGTGGTTGGGTTTCCGGGGCTGTGCCCGGTACCGGTCGTGCTGTTGCCTCAGTGTATCAGAAGGTGAGGCGGCCGTCACTCGTGCGGCGGTTCACGCCTCGCAGCGGATTGCAGACGTCGCACGACCCGCGCCAGGTGCGCGGCGTGATGGCCTGCTCATGGCCGCGGGGACAGGCCACCTGCAGTGGGGTCAGGTGGTTGACGTAGTCGCCCAGGACGGACCAGTCGACGCTGTCCAGCCGGTTCAGGAACTGGCGCCGGTAGCGGGTGGACCGCTCTTCGAAGGTCTCGGCCATCGTAACTTCCTCTCGGGTAGTTGCTGTGAGAGAAGTCAACCACAGCCGGGGCGGGGGTGCAACCCCCGCCCCGGTACGGGCTACAGATCGTAGTTCAGGCCGAGCCCCGAGGCGAACGGGTCGGCGCCCTGTGCGGCCGCCTGCGGCTCGCTCATGCCCGCGGTGACCGACGGGACCGGGCAGGCTGCGGCAGGCTGCTCAGCGGCCGCCCAGTGGTTCTCAGGGGGCAGCACGCCCGACGGCTCGATGGGGTCGGCGACCGGCTCGGCCTCGGACCAGTTGTCATCGTCCGCGCGGGCCACCGTGACGTTGAACCCGCGGCGGTCCTTCGCGCCGATCTTGACGTCGTGGATACCGGCGATCTGAGAGAAGCGCTGGAAGAACGCGCGCTCGCCCATCTTGCTGCCGCCGTTGCGCTCGGCCCACGCGTTGAAGGCCACGGCGACGTCCCGGCGGCCGGTGGCCTGCTGGTCGGTCAGCCGGGAACCGTGGGACGACTCGGTCAGCTGGCACATGTCCTGGAAGAACTGGACGACGCGGTCGGACTTGGCTTCGAACATCGCCTGCGTGACGGCGTCGGTGGGGGCGTAGCCGCCGCGCGCCAGGTAGCGGCCGTAGGCAGCCACCCACCGGGCGAGGATGCCGGGCAGCTCGGCCAGCAGCTTCGCTTCCAGCGTCTTGTCCTCGCGGCCCGCGAAGGTGTTCGGGAAGTTGAACGGCTTCATCCGCTCGGCGTAGGCGCGGGACGCCTCGCTCACGGTGGGCAGCTCGTTGGCGCTGAAGGCGAACAGTGCCTGGTTGGTGAAGCTGAACTGCTGGCCGTACTTCCGGTTCGCGTGCAGCAGGTCTTCACCGGTCGCCATCTTGAACCGGCTGAGGTCGGCGACGTGCGCACTGCTGAGGTCGGCCGCCACGTTCAGCATCTTGCCGTACAGGTTCGCGGTGGCGAACTGGTCGGCGCCGAGCTCGTGCAGCGTGACGGCGCTGGTGTAGGTGGCACCGGCCACGGCCTTCAGAAGCCGCAGGAAGGTCGACTTCCCCGAGCGCGACGGGCCGAACAGGAAGAGTGCCTTCGACGGCGTCATGGTGGGGTCCAGCATGGTGCCCGCGGTCTCTTCCAGGTCGCGGACCAGGGCGGCCACGTCCGCGTCCGTGTGGCCTTCCTGCCGCAGTGCCTCGCCCAGCCAGGCACAGTAGACCGGGGTCGCCATGTCGGGCCGGTACTCGGTGGCCACCTGAACGTGCGACATGTACGCCGGATCGTGCGGGCGCAGCTCGCCGGTCCTCAGGTCCACCATGCCGTTGGGGCAGTTGAGCAGCGGCTCGGCCATGCGCTCGGGAAGCCGCAGCCCGTCAAGGTGAAGCTGCCCGATCAGCGCGTCCTTCGTGCTGCTCAGGTGGCCGGGGGTGTAGAAGTTCCCGAGCATGCCGACCACGGCGGCCAGCACGTCATCCTGGTGGACGCCGTACACACCGTCCCGGTACATGGCGATGTTGCGCTCGGCGGTGATCGCGGCGGGCGCCCGGCCCATGAGGCGGCGGGCCGCGGTCACTGGCTGGTAGCTGAGCTTGCCTTCGACCTTGACGAACAGCGTGGCGGCCTCGGTGTCGACCGCGTCCATCTCGGCGGCCTTCGCCTTCGGGCGGCGGCCGAGCTTCTCGTTCGCGTTGGCCAGCCAGGTGCGCACCGCACCGGCCCGCTTGTCCTCGGGCATGGCGGCCAGCACGTCGTCAACGCCCTGCTTGCCCGACCCTGTGGTGCCGACGTAGCGGACCGACCTGGCGCCGCTGCGCTTGGCCAGCTTCGTGAGCTTCTCGGCCGCGGTCCACACGTCCGCGTTGGACTCGATATCCGCATCGAGCAGCAGGAAGACGTCACGGTCGGCCAGCACCGACAGGTCCGTGTTCGAGAACCCCCAGCAGCCGGACATGCCGTAGACCGCGAAGGTGGCCGGGGCGTGCGAGAGGACGGCGTACTGCTGCTTGGTGCCCTCGGCCAGGATCAGCTGGCTGTAGTCGTCCCCGTCCCGCAGACGGTTGAACGGGACCTTCGCGCCCTTCGCGAACTCATACTTCACCGGGCGGCCGTCGGTGTCGGTGCGCGGCTTGTCGGGGCGGCGCTGCCACACGGTGGCCCCCACGCCGTCGTTCCACGGGAACAGAAGCTCGTCACCGGCGGGGGTGGACACGATGCCCGAGGCGTCGATGACTGCGGGTGCAATGGCCGAGTCCAGCAACAGCTGCCGGTGTGCGGGCGTCAGGCTCACGGTGGTAACCTTTCGGGTGTTGGTGTGCTGCTTCGCGGTTGTCGCGTCAACTGGTGGGGCCGGTCTTCGGGGACCGGCCCCTTCGTCGTTGCTGGGCCCGACTGTACACGGTCCGGACCTTTGGTGCAACCGCTGCTCATGATCAGCCCTGGGTGTGTCACAGGGCGTGGGCAGCGGGACCGATCGGGCCGCTGTCGGCGCCACCAACTCTACCCCCGGCCGATGACTGCCCCATGCTTTGTACCAACCTGCAACGGGGCTACAGGCGGCGGCTGCTGGCCCGGACCAGTGCGGCCAGGTCGCTCTGGCCGGTCGCCTCGAAGTAGGCCACCAGGGTGCGGGCCGAGGGGTCCGTGCCCCGGCCGGTGGCACTGATGACGCGGGCCGCTTCCCCGAGCCGCTCGGCCAGGTCGGCCCGGCCGACGCCCCGCAGGAACATGCCGATCGTGTGCGCACGGGGGTTGACGTAGCGCTGTTCGATCTTGGACACGAAGCTCAGGGGGCGGTCGATGCGGTCGGCCAGCTGGGCCGACGTCAGCCCCGCTTCCAGCCGCAGGCTGCGAAGGGACGGGGGTGCGGTGTCGCTCTCAGGGTGCGTCATGCCCACAGGTTATCCCCGCCGCACACGGGCGGCAACTGGAAGCACCCGGCAGCCAGCTTCCCGCGTTACGTCCCGCGTTTCCCGGGAAATGCGGGAAGGCCCATCGTCGCAGGTCAGGCCGGGTGTGGGGGTCCGGCGTCCCGCGTTTCCCGACTTTCGTTCCAAGAGTTCGAGCTGAGCGGGGTATCAACACCTGATGATCATGATGCTTGCGCGCGTCTACTGTGCACGAGCCGTGTAACGTGGGACGATTACGTAGCGTGACGCATGTTTGTATCACGCATTGTATTAACCCTATACGGCTCATAGTCTTCCGGCCAAAGTCGGGATACGCGGGACGCGACCCCCTCGCACCACGTCTGACCTGCGGAAACGGCCGTCCCGCGTTTCGCGGGAAACGCGGGAAGAAACGCGGGAAGCCACGTGGCCGTTGCATCCTCGGGCCATGACTGCTAGGCTGGTCCCATGACGAACCGCGAGAACGGCGCAGCGAGCGCCACCAGCAGCAGCCTCACGTGGCAGCGACGCAAGGTGTGGGGCAGCGTCGGCATGACGCACTACGCCGAGACGGTCATCGGCGGGAACACCTACCGCTTCACCCTGGATCAGCCCCGGCAGCACCTGTGGGTAGCCCGCGGGTGGGTCAACGGGTCGTTCTTCCTGTACCGCGACGGCGGCACCCTGGCCGCCATGAAGGCCGAGGTCCTGGCCGCAGTGGCCAAGGCGCACGACGAATCGAAGGGCGGCGCGAAGTGAACCGGCTGGACGAGATCAAGGCCGCCGCGCTGGACGCGGCGCAGCACGTCACGCAGGACGAGCGGGCCCGTGCGGCCATGGCCGATGACCTGATCCGCCTGGTCGGTCTGATGGTTCAGGCCGTCGGCAAGTCGGTCGCCTCGGACGGCGAGAGCGGCATGGGTGACACCACGTACTTCAGTGACATTGTGTCGGCGCACACCCGGTACCTCACCGGTGAGCGCATCCAGGACGGCGCCCGGTGGGCCGCCACCGAGGCGGTCGCCGCGGACCTGTCCCGCTACGAGTCGACCCGCTGGGGCAGCCCCGTGTGGCGCCCCCGCTGCCCCGACTGCGGGCGCCGGGTGGGCATGCACGCTGACGTCGAGTACGGGCCCGATGGCCGGACCTTCACGCAGGTCGACCACGCGGACGACTGCCCGGTCTGCCGCCGCTGCAAGGGCTCGGGCATCGACCCCGAGGACAGCTTCGGCGGCAGCATGGACCCCAACTGTCCCGAGCCCCCGAGCATCGAGCCGTGCCGCGACTGCCAGCAGCCGAGTGTCATGCAGTGGGCCATCGAGCAGATGAACCGCGGCATCATTCCGTCCCCGCTGTCGCCGTGCTGCGGCTCGCTGGTCGGGCACTACCCGTCCTGCCCGGTGCAGCGGGCCGCGTCGGACGAGCAGGCCCGTGCGGCCGGGTACGGTGACACCGACCCGCAGTGCACCGTGCTGCCGAACGGGGGTGGCCCGTCCTGCGACTGGGACCCCGCCTGCACGGACTGTGCAACGCGTCGCGGTGACAGCTGCCCCGAGACGGACGACTTCCACGCTCACGACACGAACTGGTCGGGCCCCTGCAAGAACGGTTCGATCGTGTGCACGATCTGTGACCGCGTCAAGCCTGGTACCGGGCCCGCTGAGCACCGCGGCGACACCGCAACCCTGGTGCTCACGGACGAGGTCCACGCGTGGGTCTACGCCGTCGACGGTGACACGGGCCAGCTGGCCCGCAACGGCGCCGGTGAACTGTGGCAGCTGTGCGGCGTGTGCGGCGTACACCGCAACGACGCGCGTTGCATCGGCTGCGGCGAGGACAACTGCGGGGGCGCCTGCCTCTCGGGCGCCTGATACCCACATCCCCACATCCCCAAGCTGCAACAACCCCATACCCCCGGCGCAACGGGCGCCGGGTCACCACCGAAAGGAACCGATCATGCGCAACGGCGACGACAACGGCCCGGTCATCCCGAAGATCCCCAACCCCCGCAAGCCCGAGTAGTACCGGCACCGCAACACCCCCGCTGCATCCGTTGCTGCGGGGGTGTTGCACGTTGCGGTGCGGCCGTGCTACCTTATGGGTGTCGCAACAAGGCGACACAAACGAAGGGGCCCGACATGACCACCACCACCGCCCGCACCTTCCAGACCGGCGACGTCGTCTGGGGCCGACCGGTCCGAGAGGGCAAGGCGGGCAACCGTCGGAAGGGTGTCGTTCTGGACGCCGTCTGGATGGACCGCAACGTGCTGGCCGTCTGGTGGTACGGCGAGGGCGAGGCGTCCATGGACACCAGCACCATGGCGTATGCCAGCGAGCTGACCGCCGCGGGTGATGTGTGGGACCTGGGCAGCCACCGGGCCGCGCAGCTCGCGAAGAGCTGCAACAGGTTCGCCCGGGCCCGCGAGCTGCAGGGTCTGCTGCTGCGTCACGCCCGCAGGATGGCGTCCATCGGCAGCTGACCGTTAACGGGAACCGGGTTGCATCTGCAGCCCGGTTCCTGTAGCGTTGTCCTTGCAACCACGTCACACCAACTAGGGGACGGATCACGATGGGCTTCAACCTGCGGGACTACCAGAGCGAGGCACTGGCGGCCGTCGACGCCAGCTGGGCCGAGGGCATCAACCGGCCCGTGATCGTGCTGCCCACGGGCGCGGGCAAGACGGTGTGCTTCAGCGGCCTGATCGCCAACCACATCGAGAAGCTGCGGGCCGACGGTCAGCGGGTGCTGGTCCTCGCCCACCGCGAAGAGCTGCTCGAACAGGCCGAGGCCAAGATCAAGGCCATGTGCCCCGGCGTCTGGACCGCGGTGCTGAAGGGCAACCGCGGCGCCAAGAAGCACCAGTTCGCCGACGTCATCGTGGCCAGCGTTCAGACACTGGCCCGGCCGAAGCGGCGTGAGGCCGTCGACCGCATCGGCCTTGTCATCGTGGACGAGTGCCACCGGTACGCCGCGAAGTCCTACCGAGAGGTGCTGGACCACTACGGGTGCATGGACGAGCGGGCCACCCGCACCGTCGGCTTCACGGCGACGCTGACCCGCATGGACGGTGGCCTGCCGGACGTGTGGCAGTCGGTTGCGTACTCAAAGAAGATCCACTGGATGATCAAGCAGGGCTACCTGGTGGCCCCGGTCGCCAAGTCGATCGAGGTTCCCGGGCTGAACCTGGCCAGCACCCGCGTGACGGCGGGCGACCTGAACACGAAGGACGTCGCGGCCGCGCTGGAAGACAGCCACGCGTTCGTCGCCATCGCCGAGGCGTGGTGCGCCGAGGCCAGCGAGCGGCCGACGATCGTCTTCATGCCGGACGTGTCCACGGCCGAGCGTACGGCCGAGGCCTTCAGGGCCGTCTGTGGCGCCACGGCAGAGGTCATCACGGGCGCGACCCCGTCGACCGAGCGCAAGGCGGCCTATGCCCGCTTCAACGGCGGCCAGACCCGCATCCTGGTTTCGTGCATGGTGCTGACCGAGGGCTTCGACGCGCCGCAGACGTCGTGCGTCGTGATCGGCCGCCCCACACTGAATCCCGGCCTGTACATCCAGATGGTGGGCCGCGGGCTGCGGCTGCACCCCGAGTCCGGCAAGGCCGACTGCCTGGTCCTTGATATCGCGGGTGCCTCGCTGAAGCACAACCTTGCCGGGGTCAACGACCTGGAATCCGACTGCGCTGGCAAGTGCGACTGCAACTGCCTGTCGTGCGGCTGCTCGGACCGCTGCAAGTGCGGCATCCGCCAGTGCGGCTGCCGCTGCATCGAGCAGCACGAGAAGCCGTCGAACCTCTGCCGCTGCGCCGGTTCCGAGGACTGCTCGTGCGGCTGCCCCGGTGACCAGGACGGCACCGGTCTGGACGCCTGCGCCTGCCACCTGAACATCGACTGCGCGTGCCGCGGTGAGGGCCCCCAGATCCAGACGAAGGAAGTCGACGTTCAGGTCCTGAAGACGCTGACCGAGGTCGACATTCTGGGCGAGGAACTGAAGGGCTCGGGCTACACCTGGCTGGTCACGGACGCGGGCATCCGCTTCCTGCCGGTGGGCAACGAGACCAATGTCTTCCTGCTGCCCGCCCCCGACGGCGGATTCTTCCACGGCCTCGCCGTGGGGTCCGGCCGCCGCGTGGACGTCAAGCGGCTGGACGAGGGCGCGACCGACGCGGTGACCGCCGTGGCCGCCCTGGAATCCTTCGCCGAGCAGACCGGCTACACGTACAACAACCGGCGTGCCAGCTGGCGCCGGGGCCCTGCGAGCGACGGCCAGCTGAAGCTGCTGCGCGGCTTCGGCCGGGCGGTGCCCGAGGGGCTGAGGAAGGGTGACGCCTCGGACGGCATCGCCATTGCGAAGGCCAGCCGCGCGCTGGACGAGCGGTTCGGGAAGTACGTCCAGTCCTGAGCAGCAGGAACGGGGGCCCGGTGCTGGTTGCACCGGGCCCCCATCTGTGCGAGTATGAAGGCACGAAGCAACCACTACCGGATAGGACAGGATCATGAATGCGAAGCTGCGCGACCCGCAGGACAGCCCCGGACTGAAGGCCGCCAACGCAGCGGCCGACAGCCTTACCGTGCTGGCCGAGATCGCCGAGAAGATCGAGAACCAGAACATCGCCCGCAGCAGCCTCGGCCGCGTCCGCGACGAACTGGACGCGGCCGTCAACAGGTCCACCAGCCTGATGGCCGTGCTGCGCGGCACGATCGTGGATATCCGTCCGACCGGCCTGCTGACCGTCGACCAGATGGGCGAGGCCATCGGCCGGGACCGCAACTACGTCGACAGCATCTGGTCCGACTTCGGCGACACGCAGCGGGACGAGGACGGCCGCGTGCGGCAGACCCGCGTCTACGCGGACGCCACCGATGCCGACCGGGCCGACGCCACCGTCCGCCTGAGCGGCGCCGCGAAGGCGCAGCGCAACGCGGCCGCGGACGAGAAGACCGCCCGCGAAGAGCGTGACCGCGTGGTCGCCATGGTCTACGCCAGCCGCATCCTGGGCCCGTCCGCCATCGCGGCGGCCGTCGGTGTCGACCGCAACCACGTGCTTCGCATCGCCCGCAAGCGGGGCGTCCAGCCGATGCACCGTGACGGCTCGCGCAACCAGTACAGCAAGTGACCGGCCGCGACAACCGCGAAGGTGTGAGGGCAGTGGACATGGCGCAGGACTGGATGGGTTCCGAAGAGCTGGCTCAGTTCACGGTAGAGGAACTGAGCCGCGTGATGGATCTGCTGGGTATCAACCACATGGGCTGCTACCTGGCCGACGACGGGGACGTCAGCATCTCGTTCCGCGATATCCGGGACGCCGAGACCATGGTGTCGCTCGGTGTCACGGCGGACGCCCGCCCCGGCACCATGTACGACCGGGCCACGGCCAGCTGCCTCACGCTGTCCGAGCTGGGCCGCGGGCCCGAGTCGCCGAGCGAGGGCGACGTCCGTGACGCGATCGAAGCTGGCTGGTCGTGGACCATTCACCCGAACATGGTGGGCCGCCGGATGGACTGGCACGTCAGCGTGGACATGACCCCCGAGGACGCCAGCCAGCTGGCTGCCAACCTGAACGCCATGCGGCTGGTGAACCCGTGACCGGCCCCTTCCGCGTGATCGGTCTGGACGTGTCCCTGACGTCCACCGGCGCCAGCGACGGGACCGAGCACGACGTCTTCCAGACCTCGCCCACTGAGCGGCTGGAAGCCCGGATGGACCGGCTGCTGCGGCAGATGCGCAAGTTCACGCTGAATCCCTGGGCCGCCCTGGTTGTTATGGAAGGGTCGGCCTACAGCCGCAACGTCCAGACCGGGCACGAGGAACTGGCCGCGCTGCGCCTCATGCTGCGGGTGCACATGTGGCGCTGCGGCATTCCCGTGGCCATCGTCCCGCCGTCGACCCTGAAGGCGTACACGGCGGGCCACGGCCGGGCCAGCAAGCAGCAGATGCAGCAGGCTGTCCTTGACCGCCACAAGGTGGACTTCGCGGGTGTCAAGGTCAAGGACGGCCGGTACGACATGGTGGACGCCTTCGCGCTGGCGGCCATGGGCTACGCCCGCATCGGCCATCCGCTGCCCACCTTCGGCCCGCCCCCGCCGCTGAAGTCCCTGCTAGCCGTCGACTGGTCCGGCGTCAAGACGCCAGAGCCGACCGAGAACGGAACCTGACATGCGCTCGATAATCCTGTGCAACATCGGCATCGCCGTGTCCTCGCTCGTCACCGTGGCCTTCATCTTCCAGGGCAACACGCTGGCCATTGTGCTCGCCAGCATTGCTGCCCTGGGTGCGTGCATTGGGTGGGCCGTGGCCGATATCTCGCAGTACCGCCGCGACGCCATCCGTCGCGAGTTCCCCGAGCTTCAGTCCCGGAAGGATATCTGACTCATGACTGTCAAGTTCATCGCCGCCTTCGGCTACGTCGCCACGTGGGGCGTGATCGTCCTCGGTGTCTTCCGCGGCCTGCCGCTGGGCGTCTGGTTCATGACCCTGGTCATGGTCTTCCTGGGGTCCATCGCGGCCTGGAACGCCCTGCCCACCGCACCCGCAGCGGCCGGGCGGCCGCCGGTCCCGGTACCTGCCCCCGAGGCCGCTGGCGCCCCCGTGCAGCCCGTCGCCGAGCAGCCCCAGGTCCAGCCCCGCCGGGGCGGCATCCCGCTGGAACGGGACGAGTGACCGGCCGCCGCTGACCGGCGCCGCAGCCCCCGAGGGAATCAATCCTCGGGGGCTGTTGCATGTCTGGCCGAGGGGTGCTAGTCTTTCATCTGTCAGCAGGAAGCAACGAACGGAAGGCATCACCGTGGACCGCTACGCCAAGCTCAGCCCGACTCAGGTCCGAGTCCTTCGCAACGTCCGCACCCACACCGTGAACGGCGTGACCACCTACCGGGTGAGCGCCGAGCGGGGCGACAAGCAGGCCACCTTCCTGCGGCTGTACCGCCTCGGCCTGCTGGCCGCGCCGCACGAGTACAGCGACCTGACCAGCCTCGGCATGGACGCGATGAACCAGCTGAACGACAGCCCCGAGACGGACCGCGTCCCGGTCGGCCAGGCCGGTGGCAAGCGGTGGGAAGAGCAGGCGCCGAAGTCGCCCGCCGTCGCCGTGGCCCCGGCCGGGGACGCGACGGTCGCCCGCTACCGCGCCGTGGCGAACGGCTTCGACTTCGCGGTGGAAGACCGGACCGACGGGACGTTCGTGGCCACCGGGATCAGCAGCCTCTACGCAGCCCGAGACCTGGCCGAGCGCCGCAACGCGGACGCTGACCCGATCACCGCGGCCGACCTGGCCGACGGTGAGTTGTTCAGCACCGTGCCGACCGTGGTCGAGATGGCGGCAGCCGGTCGCTTCATCCCGCTGACCGGCGGCGCCGACCCGGTGTCCCTGCCGCTGATGAACCGCATCCGGGGGCTGGCCTTCATGGACGAGATCCGCAAGCTGTGGGCCGACGGCACCCGCGTCCGCGGTGTGATCGGCGGCATCGAGCTGGCGGGTGCCGTCCGTCTCGGGAACGAGTCGTGGGTCCGGTCGTCCGAGGACCCTGACTTCGGTCGGGCCTACGTGTTCGTGGCGTGGGACGCAGCGCCGGACGCCGGACGCCTCGCCATGTACAGCGGCTTCCCCGTGGACAAGCTGACCCGGCTGCAGTCCGAGGCCGAGGACGCGCCGCTGATGACGCAGCAGATTCCCGCCCTGACGGTCCTGCCGAGTCCGGCCGAGATGGCGGCTGCCGGTCGCTTCGTCCCGCTGACCGGCGGCACCGACCCGGCGTCGCAGGCCCTGATGAACCGCATCCGCGGGCTGGCCTTCCAGGACGAGCTGCGCAAGCTGTGGACGGACGACACCCGCGTCCGCCACCAGGACGGCCGCACCGGCAACGTGATCGCCGGTGACACCAGCTGGGTCCAGCTGCCGGACCACACCAACTACGGCCGGGCCTACACCGGCGTGATGTGGGACCGGACGCCCGAGACGCACGTGGAAGCCGCGTGGCGCGGCCGCCCCTTCACGGACCAGCTGACCCGCATCTGACACCTCACCGGCGGCGGCCAACCAGGCCGCCGCCGGGCCCCGCAGCAGCCACCGAGAGGAACCGCCGTGAACATCACCGTCAAGCCCACCCACGTGTACACGACCGTCAAGGTCGAGACCGATCTGAAAGGCGCACCCGAGCACAAGGCTGATTACATCAGCCGCCGCATCGTGCCGGACCGGGCAATCGTTACCTACCGCTACCACGAGCAGGCAACCGAGGACGGCTGGACCCAGCACCGCTGGCTGGCCATGGACGTCAAGCTGACCGGCTGCCGGATTCTGAAGCCCGCCGCGGATGGATCGCAGCGGCTCGGCGTCGACCGCCACGAAGCATGCTGGTACACCGTCCGGACCGGTGTGGACCTGACGGCCGACAAGCCCGAGCTGCCCGCATGGGTGGCCGAGCTGATCGAGCGGATGCGTCCGTCCGGGGAACTGGTCCTGCCGCCGGTGACGGCACCGTGAGCGGGGTGCTCTGTGCGGCCGTGACCAGCCGCGGATACGGGTGCCTGAACCAGGCCAGCAGCGGCCGCTGGTGCCCCGGCCACGACCCGCGCAACTGGTGCCAGGCACCTACCCGCAACGGGCCGTGCAAGCGGCGCAGCCAGGTAGACGGCGGCTACTGCAACAAGCACCGTCACCAGCCGTGATCTTCCAGGGCGGGGGTTGCATGTCGGCCCCCGCCCTGCTTTACTCGTAGCAAGCAACCTAGAGAGAGGAACCCCCGTGAGCGTCGGCATGGCCCGAGAGGTGAAAGCGATCCTGAAGGTGCTGCAGCGAGAGGGCTGCACCGTGAAGACCACCGGCGGCGGACACTGGCGCGTGAGCCGCACCGGCTGTCAGTCGATCACGATCGCCAAGACACCGAGCGACGGACGCACCCTGAAGAACATCCGGGCGGACGTGAGGCGGTACCTCGGCATCGACCTCTGACCCGCAGCGCAGCAGCCCCCGTCGCACCCCGCGGCGGGGGCTGCTGCGTGCTGCCCGGAACTCGAATGGTTCGCGCACAGAACACGGTACAGAAGGCTGGTACAAAAGTCGGTATGAACGGGGGTTGCATCTACCTGGCGGCATGGTGCATAGTAGAGGCATCGCAAGGAACACCGACGGAAGGCAAGACGATGAACAAGAACCTCACCCTTGGCGGCGCGGTCCACGCTCAGTACCGCCCCGGCGCCGACCACAAGATTCTGCTGTGCGGCGGCAGCAACAAGGCCAGCGAGCGCTACAGCTGGACCCGCGAGGACGTCACCTGCAAGCGCTGCCTGAAGGCTCAGGCCGCTCAGGCCGAGGCCGCCGAGCGCACCGCCTACTACGCCGGGCTGGCCGAGGGCCAGGATGCCGTGGGCAGCCAGGCCGCCGTTATCGAGTTCGCCGAGGCCCCGGCCGCCGCGCCGACCGGTCTCACGCAGGCCGAGGCCGTTGCGATGTTCGAGGTTACCGAGACCCAGGGCGAGCCGGTCGCGATGATCGCCGACGGCGCCCAGGTCGAGATCGTCACGGACACCGTGATTGAGCGGTTCGCCTACAGCCAGACCACGCTGAAGGCAGGCACCCGCGGCACCGTCATCGACGGCAAGGTGACACGCCGGGGGCAGGTCGAGTACCTGGTGCGGATCGACGGCACCGACCGGGCCGAGTGGCTCTACGCCAGCGAGGTCCGAGAGGACGACGGTCTGACCCCGGCGCAGCGGGGCGCGCTGCTGATCAAGTGCGTCGTCTGCCAGGCCGCCCCCGGCGCGCCGTGCATCTACACCTCGGGCACCCGCAGCCGCCGGGCCACCCCGCACCGCACCCGGGTGCTGACCACCGAGCTGCGGGCCGAGAGGGCCGAGGCCGAGCAGCAGGCGGCCGAGCGGGCCGCCGCGAAGCGCCCGGTGGTGGTCTACCTGAGCATCAACTATGACGACACCGCGACCGTCTGGGTGACCGGCGGCCACGGCTTCGCCGAGCAGCCGCAGCTGTACATCGCCACCAGGCACCAGGGCGGCGCGTGGTACGGCGAGGACGAGGACCGCGGCCTGAAGGCTTCGGGCGGAACCCCGGTCGGCTGCACCCGCAACTGGCTGCGCCAGCTGTTCAAGGTCGACACCGCCCGCGACTTCGACGTCCGGGTCAAGGACGACCGCCGCTAGACAACCGCTGGACAACCGAGACAACCGGGGGCCGGGCGACCGGCTCGGCCCCCATCGCACATCACAGTACCGAGAGAGGCCGAAGGACATGAGCAACGAGATCCGCGTAGAGGTCGAAGGCGTCGCGTACCTGGTCGGGCCGCGCGTCGCGTCCGGCAAGTTCGGCACCCCGGACCACGTCAAGTTCCGCCGGGAAGGCCAGCCGGGCAGCTACCGCCTTGCCCACCCGGACTCGCCGCTCTACACCGTGGACCGGCAGGTCTGGCAGGCCCGCTACGACTACGACCGGACGCCGAAGGCTGAGGCGGTGGCCGAGCTGACCGTGTGGCAGAAGGCCGCACTGGACACCGAGTGCGGACTGTGCCACGCAGCCGCAGGCCAGCCGTGCCGCAACACGGTGACCGGGTGGGCGATGACCACCCCGCACCGCACCCGGGTCGCATTCGCCCAGCAGGCCGCCGAGCGTGAGGCGGCTGTGCCGAAGCCCGAGCAGCTGACGGCCGAGCTGACGTTCCAGGTGGCCCCGTCCTATGCAGCCATCCTTTCCGAGGCCGCCGAGCGTGAGGCGGCTGAGCCGAAGCCCGAGCCGCGGACGGCTGAGGTAGTCGGCGCCCCGGACACCGAGCTGGCGCGCCGGGTACTGGACCTGCTGGACCGCGGCGGCACGGTGGACGACGTCCGCCGGATGGTCGCCCCCGCTGCTGCCGCGGTGACCGAGGTTCGCGTCCTGATGGACAGCCACGTCGGGGGCGAGGCGTCCTTCGTGGCGCCGGACGGCGTCCGGGTGGCCGGGACCGTCTACCACATCTGCGGCCTGTGGCAGGTGCTGGGCAGCCGCCGCACGGTGCACCCGGACCTGAGCGGCACGCTCAACCTGTGGGCCCGGCAGAACGGCGTACAGGGCGGCCTGAGCGTGTCGCTGGTCCGGCCCGAGCAGGACTGACCGCAGCGCGTTGCACCCCGCTGCAACGCGCAGCAGCACCACCGTCGCAGGACTTGACACCCTGCGACGGTGGTGCAACACTGAGGGCAGAAAGATGACGGGCCGCCCGGATGACGACAGGCCGGGCCGCCCGTCCCCAACGAAGGGCGGACCATGAAGCGCAACGCACTGCTGCGCGGGGTCGCCTGGTTCAGCGTCGCAGCTGCAGCGGTGACCGCGACGGACGCAACGCGTCCCGCGGACTGGCCGCTCGGCGTCGCACTCGCAGCAGCACTGGCCGTCGCACTCGTTGCGACTAAGGGACGGGACGGATCATGATCAAGCTCAGCAAGGGACAGGCAGCGGTCCTCGGACTCGCAGCAACGCCGATGGCGGCCGTGGGTGTTGCGGGCGCCGTTGCGACGTACGTCAACATGGACAACGTTCTGCACCGTGGCGCATCGGCCCTCGGCCTGGTGGCCGCCGGTGAGGGCGCCACCCTCATCTGCGCACTGGTGGCCCTGGCCGTCACCCTCATGGGGCAGCACACGCCCGCCACAGTGCGGCTCGGCATGTGGCTGGTGCCGCTGGCCGCCTCGGCCGTCGGCATCGCCCTGGCGCCGACCGCGACCGAGGCGGTCGTCATGGCCTTCACCCCGCTGGCGATGACCGCCGCGGGCGAGGGCGTCGCCTTCGTCGCCCGCCGCGTGGTTGCCTACCGCACCGGTACGGATATCGAGCAGCAGCGGCGCAGCGGCCTGCTGCTGTGGCACGCCAACCGGGCGGCCAACGGCAAGGGCCTCGGCAAGCGGATCAGCCGGGCCGCGGTGTGGCGCCTCACCCGCAGCTTCGCGGCGACGGACGGGCAGCTGTCCGTCCAGCTCGGCGAGATCCAGCGCTTCCGGATCGGCCAGGGTGCGGACGTCAACCTGGCGACCGTCCTGGGCGGCAAGCAGGACACCCCCGCCACGGCCCTGCAGAGGGGCGCCAGCGGCCCGGCAGCCCTTGCCGCGTCCGAGGACACCGGCGGCTACCGCTCGATCTCTCAGGCGGCTGCCAGCGGCGACGACCACTGGGACTTCAAGCAGCACTTCGACGGCGAGGACTTCGGCGCCTCGATGCCCGAGCCGGACGGCCTGTCGTCCTACTGGACCGAGAAGCTTGACGAGCACCTGGCCGAGACCATGGCCGAGGCGGACCAGGCCGTGCGGCGCGACCCCTCGGTCAGGCTGCTCACCACCGGTGAGGTCGCCGAGCTGAAGGGCGTCCGGCCGGGCACCGTCCGCAGCTGGAAGTCCCGCGGTAAGCTTCCGGCCACGCTGGTCGACGGCGTCCCGATGTACCACCCGGCCGACGTCGCCGAACTCGACTGACGATCAGTCACATTCGTGACACACCGTGAGGCTCGCAGCCCCTGGGGGTCGGTAGCATACGAAGCCGCCCCCTAGGCTGGTTGCACCCCCCGCGGCCGCAAGGCCCCGCACCCCGCCAGCAGACCCCCCGGTTGCTGGCGGGGTGTTGCGTTGCTCGGGCAGAGGTGCTACGGTTCTCTTGTAAGCAACCGCGAGAGAGGAACCCGGGATGAAC